CGGTAGCGCCCGTCGCGCCTGCTGCTCCTCCAGATAATGGCACGCCGTTGACAGTGAAGCTTGTTGCGTTAATATTACCTTGCACGTCCTCTGTCGCTATCATCATCCAGTTGGTGTACAGAAACACGTTAGCTGATGTGGTTCCGCCGAACATCCTGCTGGTTTCTTTCGCCCAACCGTGGTAGAGCGCGACGCCGGCACCCTGCAAGGCCAGGGGTGTGTAGGTCCAGTTAAGCCCGTCGGAGGACCACAGCGTGCGTGACTGACCTGCAATGTTATTGTAAGCCACACCGATGAACTTATTCACACCAACACCATCAGCGTATATCAGAGTGGTGGCGGGTACTGCTGCCCCTGTTGTGTATACCGTCCAGCTTGTGAGGTTATTTGACCAGGCAAAATATCCGGCCGTTGTGGTGGCGATCACGAACATTGGCGGGGTGCCGGGCTTGCACGCAATGGCACGGCACGTACGCACGCCATCCAGTGTGAGCACGTTCCACGAAGTTCCATTGCCGCTGGCGATATTGTTGACCGCTCCGGAAGTGGCCACAGTGGCAAACAACGCCAGGTCAGCTGACCATACCACGTTACCCCAGGCTTGCGGTCCGGTAGACGCGTTCTCTGTCCAGCTGGTACCATGGTCGTCGGAGTAAGCAGATGCTCCGGTTGTTCCTGTCACAACTATGCGGGTGCCGTTAGTGGCTATTCCGACCAGCGCAAGAGTGTTTGTGGGTGTAGCAGAACCTACCCACGCGGTGCCATTGGTAGATGTCATTACGTTGTAGCCGCTGGTGCCTTTGGTACCTACTGCAATGAACTTGGCCGCGACCGCATCCCACATAACGTTCTGCCAGTTGGCAGTAGCATCAGGTGACGTCTGCGAAGCCCAGGTTACTCCGTCAGGGGATGTTCTTATGCCTCCGGAGTTGCCTACGACAACATATATTTGAAGCGTAGGGGAGTATGCTCCGCCGCGCCACGCACCAGTCATCCCTGATACTGTGCCCCAGCTGTCAGGATTAACAACCTGTACGCGAGGCAGCATGGTGATAGACGCACTGGCGGCCGTGGCTCCTTTGATATAGAGGGGCCCAGTTAATGTGCCTCCAGCCAGAGGCAGTGCGTTCAACGCGCCGTCAGCGCCAGTGGGCCCGGTTGCTCCAGTGCCTGTGGCACCTGCCGCTCCGGTAGCGCCTGTAGCACCATTGTTTCCGGCCACGCCCTGAATGCCCTGCGGCCCGGTAGAGCCGGCGGGGCCTTGTACGCCTTGGATTCCCTGTATGCCCTGAAGACCTTCTACGCCCTGGGGTCCGGTAGGCCCCTGTGATCCTACACTTCCGGCTGATCCGGTTGCTCCGGTCACCCCGTTAATTCCGTTGGTCCCGGTAGCTCCGGTTGTCCCGGTTGCGCCGTTAGTTCCGTTGGTGCCGGCGGTGCCGGTGGCTCCGGTCGCACCTGTGTGCCCGGCAATGCCCTGAACGCCTGTGGCGCCTGTCACTCCGGCAGCTCCGGCCGCACCAGTGGGGCCGGCGACAATGGAGTCCGCGCCGGTTGCTCCGGTGGAACCTACATTTCCCTGCGCGCCCTGGCTGCCGGTTGCCCCGGTCACGCCCTGGATGCCCTGGATGCCCTGGATGCCCTGGATGCCCTGTGTACCTTGCGGGCCAGTGGCGCCCTGCAGACCCTGCACGCCCTGGATGCCCTGTGGGCCCTGAAGGCCCTGGATGCTCATGTCCGCCGTGAAATTAAATGTTACGCCGTCCCAGAGATACAGTTCCCCATTCTCTTCCGGGTTGGGGCCAGTGTACCCTTCAGGCTGTATGATGATGGCGAACTCGCCTGCGACCATACCTGCGCCATCGGACGCGAACATAGCCGCATCATTCGGGAAGTTCTGGGAGATCTTGAAACCCATGCCCTGCACGCCGGTAGCACCCTGTGGGCCAGTGGTTCCGGGAGTTCCCTGAACACCTGTTACGCCCTGGCTGCCCTGTACGCCCTGCGGCCCGGTAGCTCCGTCCGCACCTGGCGCCCCGGCCGCGCCGGTAGGACCCTGCAGCCCTACACCGGTGTTACCTTGAGATCCCGTCGCCCCAGCCACGCCGGTAGTCCCGGTGGGCCCGGCAACAAGCTGATCGAGGGTGGTGGAGTACTCGGCGTTGACCGCGTATGTGGTCAGTTTGTCAGGCAGTCCCTGGATTCCGATTGACGGGAGTATGGCGAGCTGCTTGGCCGCGGTGGGGCGGCAGATGAATCCGTCTATTCCGAGCGCGTATGCGGGATCAACCACGTCGTTGTTGTCATGGAACACCACGCGCACAGATGCGGTGAACGCACTCTGCGCTGCAATGGACTCCACCCGGTACCGGCTCACAGTACCTGGGGTGAAACCGCTGGTATCCAGGAATATGAAATCCCCGATAGCGATGTCATTGCCGGAGAATACGCCCTCTGCGTCGACGAGGGAGAGATCTATGTCGAACTCGTTCGCGCTGAACGGTGTTGAGTTGGACAGATTGACCTTCGCGTTGAATATCGGGATTGCCATGATTTACCTCTTGAGCCGTGATTAGAATTGCACCCGGAACGTTCCGGCCGCGTTAGTTGCGAGCCCCGTCTTCGCGATCGACATAACTCCCGCGGTGTTGGTGATGGTGATCGCGGTTATCGCTCCGATGACATTGGTGGCCCCATAAGGTATGAATATAGGGAACTGAGATCCAGCCAGAGCAGCCACGCCGCCTATTTCAGGGTAGGTGATGGTGACCCCGGTGCTGGCATTCACGTTGGCGTCGTAAGACAGGGTCATGGACTGCAGCTGGGCAGTGCCGGTGACTCCGGTGATCGCCACGGTGTTGCCACCGGTGAACGTGACCCCGATCGCGTTAACGTCGGCCGAGCTACCGGCTGCGACCAGAACCATGCGTGCGGTTCCGCTGAAGGTTATCGGCCTGATGATCAAGCCTGTGCCTGCTCCGGTTGCGCCGGTGACGCCCACTCCGGTAGCGCCTGTGGCCCCCGCGGGGCCGGTAGCACCTGTCGCGCCGGATACTCCGACTCCGGTGGCTCCTGTTGCGCCCGCGGCTCCGGGAGTTCCGGGGTTACCCTGAAGCCCCTGTACGCCCTGGGGTCCGGTAGGTCCGAGATCGCCCTGGACACCCTGGATGCCCTGCTGTCCCTGGGGGCCTGTGGGGCCGGCTACACCCTGATTACCCTGGGGTCCGGTGATGCCTATGCCTGTGGCGCCCTGCGCGCCCGCGTTGCCGGTGGCTCCGGTAGGTCCGGGAACGACAGAGGCCGCTCCGGTAGCGCCCGTCGCGCCTGTCGCGCCGGCCGCGCCATCAGAACCCTGTGCACCCGTGGGTCCTGCGACTAATGAATCTGCGCCGGTTGCTCCGGTAGGGCCTTGAGACCCTACGGCACCGTCAGAACCCTGGGCCCCGGTGGGGCCGGGGACCACGGAAGCTGCTCCGGTAGCGCCCGTCGCGCCAGTAGAACCTATTGCGCCGTCACCGCCTTGGGCTCCGGTAGGTCCAGGTATATTGGAATCTGCTCCGGTGACACCGGTGGTGCCGCGAGGACCTACAGGGCCAGGAAAACCCTGGGCTCCTGTGGGGCCGGGGACCGTGGAGGCCGCTCCGGTAGCACCTGTCGCGCCGGCCACGCCGTCTGATCCCTGCGGGCCGGTAGGCCCGGCTACTGAAGAAGCTGCACCGGTAGCGCCCGTCGCGCCTGTCGCGCCGGCCGCGCCGTCAGAGCCCTGGGCCCCAGTGGGTCCGGGAACGGTGGATGCGGCGCCTGTTGCGCCAGCGGCCCCGGTAGCTCCGTTGGAACCATCAGATCCCTGTGCACCTGTGGCCCCTGCTGGGCCAGCTATGCCCTGTGCGCCAGTAGGTCCGGTAGATCCGTTTGCTCCGTCTCCGCCCTGGGCGCCGGTCGCGCCTGTGGGACCTACGTTGCCTTGTGCGCCTGTGGGGCCAGCAGCGCCCTGTGCGCCGTCTCCGCCCTGAAGACCCTGAAGGCCCTGGGGTCCTGTGGATCCCGTAGGCCCGGGGACTGTTGAGGCAGCTCCGGTGACTCCGGCCGCGCCGGTTGCGCCAGCTGATCCGGTAGCCCCGGTTGCGCCGGTAGCGCCAGGTCCTGCGCCGGTAGCGCCGCCTGCGAAATAAGGAAGGTCATTCCAGTAGTGGAGATTATCACCGTACTTGAGCTTGTTAGTGTCGATCTCCAACCCTGCCTCGGCGAGCAAGAGCTTCGGGTTGGCGGTGGTCCAGTTGGCTGCGAGATCCCTGCGAATTTGTATTCTGACAGACATTATGCGTATCCTCCATCGATTATTGTGCCGCCCGCAAGGAATGCGGAGCCGCCATCCCACTGTATATCACCGCCGGGAACGCTCCAGCCATAGCCGTTGTAAGACTCAAGCGAGAGCGTGTCCGAGTTGAAAATTGTGAGCCCCAGTGTAGGAGCCGGTATCGCGTCGCGCTGGACTGTGGTTATGACCGGCGGGGTCATCCCATTGGCGTTGGTGATATAAGGGAGCACCAGCCAGCGGTCCACACCATTGCCGATCTTAATGGCGTTGGAGTCGGTGTCGTAACCGATCTCGCCCATCGCAAGGATGGGGTTGTTGGTTTCCCAGTTGAGCTTCGTGTCCGCACGGTTTTGTATTTTGACAGCCATATAATATACCTTGTTAATCCCCTGCGCCGCCGCCGCCGATGATAACATCTGAAGCAGACTCCGCGCTGCCGCCGTTAACAACTGAATCTTCAACGCGGCGAGCGATCTGGCCATTGACGAGTGGTGTGCCATTGTATGTGTCCAGGGTTCCGTACTGTCCAAGGGCCTTCTGGATGATACCGTCTGTGACAAGATACCGGGCATCTCCGGGAGGCAGTAGTTTCAAGTTCGCTTCCTGGTGGAAAGGAACTCCGCGCCATTCGCCGCGAGCCGGGTTGGTGACTTCGAACACCTCTGCTGTCTTCACCCGACGAACAAGATCATGCTCGTGGAGCTTCGGTTCCCAGACAGTCCACGTGTTAAAATTGTGTGGCAGGTCGATCGCGAAGTTCTTGTAGATGATCGCCCGCGGTGGCAGGTTGCCGTAGCGCAACAGCGTGCCGATGCCATAGTAGTAACCGCCGATGATTCCGGTGCCCAGGCATTTGGGGCAGCGAGAGAGTGCGTCACCCTGCGGGTCGGCCGAGAGGTCTGGTTCAGCGCCGATGCCCTTGTTCGGGTCGTTCAGCTCGCCCTGTATGGCGTCGTTGCCACTGACCAAGTTGGCCTGGGTCTGGTTGCAGTTACAGTATGCCCCTGACCAGCGGCGCATGTAGACGATAAACTCTTCAGCGTCGTTCTGGATCATCAGGATAGCACGCCTGCGGATCTCAGCTGCGCAGAAGCGCATGTAGTCGTTGTCGCCCACTACCGCCGAGTACCCGGTCTCGAGCGGGTTCTCTTTGCGCGCGAAGAAGTCCTTGTTGGACTCTATGTTGGCCGGCTCCGACTGGATGTACACGGACTCGGCCGCGGCGTAGTTGGCCTTCACCCACACCTGCACAATAAGGTCGGTGGGTACAGTCGGGTTGAACTGGTAGGCGTAGGTCGTCGCCTGCTGCGTGGTCTTCAGTTCTGCCTGGCTGACGAACAAGCTGAAGCCTGTGTAGACCGAGTAGCTGACTGCCCCGGCGACCGAGGGCCACGTGATCTGCACCGTGTTGTACTGGCCGGCGACCATGGTCACCTTGATCTGCCCTGCCTGGTAGATGGCTGCCGGCCCACCGGTAGTATTCAGAACCTTGAACTCGCCGTCCACAACTCCGGGCGCGGTGCCCCATGGGGAACCTGGCGAGTTGTACTGGTTCGGAAACTGGCTTCCCATAGTTATTCGACCTGGCTTAAGAATTTACCGGGAACAGGAACCACGCCGGCTGTGCCTTCGAACAGGACCGCGAAGCGTGGGGCGCCGAGAACCGAGGTGGTGCCGACCACTGTGCCAGCGGTGCCGGGGAGTATCAGGTTGAACTTCTTGGCGAACTCCGCGCGCTCCACGTCCCCGGCGGCCAGGGACGACATCACCGCCAACGGGCTATCCCCCACGTTCGTGGAGGAGTAGATAAGCCCGTCCAGCAGGTAATGCTGGCTTGATAGTGTTACCTTAATTTGCATCTTCCTGTATGGTCACCAGAACCAGCTCCTGCGGCCAGCAGGGCTCGGTCACGCCGTTCTCCCAGTCGACCACGTGGCAGTTGCGCTTGAAGCCTACAACGGTGCCGGTGATCATGGTTCCGAACTTCTTCACGGTCGAGCCTATCTCTATCTGGTTGGTCTCGTCCTCGTATACTTCCACACCCTTGGCAGGGGCGGGGAAGGTGGCGGCCACGTCGAGGCTTTCCAGCGCGGCGTTGAGGTCTATGGATGCCGTCTTTTCGTCTTTCTTTGCGTCGGTAGGCATTTCAGGTTTCCCCTTGGGCTTACCCATCATAGGCAGGCCGATGAAAGGACAGTTGTGCTCGCCGCCGTGAGATACAGGGGCGTCGCAAGTGGCGCACCGGGTGATCTCTATCGGCTCGGCGTAGTGCCACGGAGTCGCGGTCTTGGCGAGCTCGATGGGTACGATCTGGCCGCCGCGGAGTTCGGCGTACACGTAGCCCAGATCTTTGGCTGAAGCGTCGGTCACGCGGCCGACTGATCCGAAAGCATCCACCACGTCACCGATGTCGATGTTGTACACGCGCAGGGCCTGGATCTCGTCGATGTTGGCGACAACCAGCTCGGTGCGGTCGTGGGAGTTTACGTCGCTCTCGGCGATAAGGTACAGCTTGCGGGCGTCGTTATCATCGTAGCTGACGATGAAATGGACTCCGGGCAGGTCTTTGTACTTGACCGGCTGGCCGGGGCCGTAACCGGATGTGACGGCTGCCTCGGACTTCTTTTTCTTTTCCGGCGGTTTGGCCTTCTGGAGCTGCTCTTTGGCCTGGCCTTCCCATTCCTTGGTCTGGCGGGAAACGTCGATCATGGCCTTGGCGAACTCGTCGCGGGCGGAGTTGAGTTCCGGGTTAGCTTCCCCGGGCTTGGGGGCGTCAGCGCCCTGGAGCAGATCGCTGTAGGCGGTCTGGTACTCGGTCTTCACCTGCTCCATCTGGGCAAGGATCTTCTCCGCGCCCGCGGTGTCTTCTGAACAGATGGCGTCAAGGAAGCGCCGGCGGAAGGCGAGCATCTCTTTCTCTTCCGGGACATCGGACACGTTGGCGAACTCGGGGTATGCCTGGTCCACCGCGTAAGGATGCACGCGCTCGTACTGCTGCATCTTGGGCTCGCGGCGCTTGTGCTTGGTCTGCGTGCCGGTTGTAGGCGCTGTCAGGGTGTTGACGGCGAAGTGCGTGATCGAGGCCAGGATCTCGGCCGGGGTGGAGGCCTTGTTGATGTTCTGGATGACGCGGGCCGCGGTGTTCTGCGGCAGCACGCTCCACATGGCCTTCAGCTCTTCGGAGGACTTCAGGAGCTGCTTCATGCGGATGGCGACCGGCTGCAGGGCTTCGATCTGCTGGTTGTAGCGATCGGACAGCTTCTGGGCAGCTTCCGGGTTGGTCTTGGCGATAGTGGCCAGTTCCTGCTCACCCGGAGGTACAGGCTGTTCCATGACGGCCGAGGGGTCTGTGCCGGCCTCGGTGGCCGCGTTGGAGATCATGGCCTCTATGCGAGGCTTTATGTCGGTGGCGATCCAGATGGCCTGGGCCACGCGTTCCATATAACCCTGGTCGGCGTAGTCGGTCGGCTTCACAGTGGAGGCGGACTGGCGGGCTTCGCCTTCCTTCTCCTTGAGCGCTTCCATCTGCTTCTGGTACATCGCGGTAACCTGCTGCTCGGCCGCCGGATCTCCCTTCACTGAAGCGAGGAGTTCCTGGTAGGCCCTGTCGGCAGCCTGGCGTGCGTAGGAGGTCTTGGAGCGGGCGCTGTTGTCCACGAAGGTCTGCATCGCATTGGTGAAAACCTCTCCGGAGCGGGAGACGGCGATGTCGTTGGCCGCGTCTTTAGCGAAGGTGTAGATTGCGCCGATGCACTCTTCTGACGGAGGTATCGGTGAAGTGGCGCCGATGTACTTTATCATCAGGTTGTAGATGCCCTTGGTCCAGATGTCTTTCTGCTGCTGGAAAGCGGCTTCTTCGTCGGCGTTCACTACGAACGAGGCGGACTTCTTGCCTACGCTGTAGTCGGTGTCCATGACGGCAGGTGACACGATGCGGGTCTCGTGCCGGGTAGTATCGCCGCTTGACAGCTCGACGATGTAATTCCCCGAGTACATGTTCATGATCTTACCTATCTGTCCGGTTTCTTTGCGGGTCACGTCGGTGCCCACGGTTAATTCTTTCTTCGCCATATTACTTGCTCCTCGTCATCGTGAATTTAGAACCTGCTGCACGAGATAAAACGAACTTGCCTGTGTTGCTGCGCCGAGAAAAATCCAGAGTTATTTTGTCCTCATCCCAGTCTATAACGTGATCGCGGATGATGTCAAACAAATAAGAGTGCTGTCCGGCCAACTCCTCTGGTATACTGGGGAACTGCTTTTCTGAAGGAACCTTGCTGCGGTTTAAAAGTTCTGCTCCGGATTTAAGCAGGTCCATGATGCTACGCTGTAATGCCGAGTCCATATGCCTCACTCAGCTGGGAGATGGTGGCCCGCTTCGGGTCAAAATCTGACAGCTTCATAGGATCAAGAGGCACGCACACGAGGCCGGTATCCTGATTGACCGAGTATGCTGCGGGCACTGTGCGCACGTCGGTGGCTATGGAAATGGCGTTGGGCTTGGTGGTGGCGCCCAGGACGAACCCTACCTTGCTGTTCTCCAGATAAGGTGTGATCATGGCCTGTATGCGGTCCTGGTGCGTCTTGATCTTGGCCATGTTGTTGAAGGACACCACAATGTAATATCCTGTGCTGCCGGAGAAGCGGACCTTTATGTCGGTGATGGTCCTGTCACTGACCATCTCGTCCAGAATGTCGGCCACCGCGGTGCGCGCAGCAAAGTCGGTCTGCCCATTAACGGGAGTCACCTTAATGGCGGCCACTGTGCTGACATCTGCGATGCGGCCGTAGATTGAAACCAGGTTCTCAGCATTGACCTCTTTGGAGAAGTCGCCCAGGCAGCCCTTGTGCTCACAGGTTTGGCTGGCGTTCAGGACCCTATGGAGGGTGATGGGCTCCATACCGGGCAGGTTGCTAGTGTAGATGTACTGCCCCAGAGCGCGATGCCACGCCGCCAGGGTATCCGGCCGGAGACCTTCCGGGAGGTACTTGGCGGTCACGGTGCCGATCTGCAGCATGGCCTGCTTCTCTGTGCCGGTGAGCAGCTTCAGGTTGACGAAAGGGGCGCCCACGATCAGAGGGTTGTTGGCGATGTTGTCCACGATCACGGTGGCCTCTTCGTTGGTGAGGTTCATGAGGGTGGCTACTTTGCCGAAATTGTGATTGGCGGTCAGGATAACAACCTCGTCACCGACCTCCAGCTGGTTCTTCTCCACCTTCTCCACGGCGGCCGCCAGCTTGAGACGCCAGTAGGTCTCATCGTCATCGTTGAGGAGCGCGCCCTCCAGGGTGATGTTAAGGCCGTACTTGTTGCGGAACGCATTCTGCATGGCGATAATGGTCAGGGTGTTGGATTGGTGGCTGTACAGGCGCTTCAGGTCAGCCTTGAACTCGGCGTAGTTGAAGCCCAGGCCGATCTCCACTATCTCCTTCATGCCGAAGCGTCCGGCGCGGATGGCCGGAGCCATGTTGATGATGGTGGCGACGCCGCAGGTAGCGGGCTCGGCCGCGGTGGGCTCGGCCGGCTTGCGGTAGCCGGTCATGGACTGGATCTCTTTGATCAGGCAGGTGAGCAGATTGGGGTCTACGTTGGGGAATTTACCAGACAGCTTCTGAACGGCGGAAACCAGGTCTGCATCCTCGGGGGTAGCCAGCTGATGTGGGGCAACGGCAGAGCACGGAGGCGTGTTCTTCTCCGGAACTTCGGGGATAGCAATATCCTCCGGGGTCACAGGGGCTTGTGCGGTTTCCACGACAGGGGCTTCGTTGGTCAGAGGGTGCGTTGGTTCGTTCATAAGGTTCCCGTGCTATTCCTTCATGCGCTTCAGGGGTGTGCCGTCAGGGAGTTTTATCTCCTCGGGCGTTTTGGTAGGATCTACGTTTTTCGGGAGCGCCTGGGTTTTGGTCTTGTCGTCGCTCACGTATAGTTCCTGCTCGTCGGCGAACACCACCAGCGTTTCAGGCATGGCGATATAGTTCAGCTCGAGGGCTATCCTCTCTAAAGCGTACAGGGTAGGCACGGAAACCTGCTGCGCGGAGCACCAGCGGCGGAACTCGGCGTAGGGTAAAGGAAACTTATTATAGGCGGCGCGCAGCTTAATGGCTGCCTGGCCGGCTTCAGACTGCGGCATGAACTTCGAAATGACTTCGGGGCTGACCCCGTAGGCCGCATCGATCTTCTGCTCGATCAAGGTCTGTGTGTCCGGGTAGTTCTCTATCCATGAGGAGAACTCCATGACGGAGGCGTTCAGCGCGCGGGTCTTGTCCCAGCCGTTCTTGTGCGCGACCACTACGAAATCGGAAATGCAGCCTTCCAGGGTAGATAGGGCTGACTTCACCTTGGCGGTAGTGCCGTAAGCGCGGTCCAGGAAGCGGTCAAGGATGGGTGACATCCACTCGTGCTTCGCGAACAGGCTGGCGTGCACCTTGATCACGGCCTCGCGCGCGGCGGCCCGGCTGGCCTTGTGGGCCTTGCAGGTCTCCAGGATCTCGCCCACGTTCCCGATAAACTGGTCGAACAGGGATTCGCGGCCGAAGCCCCAGGCAGACTGCCGTGGGGTGATAGCGATGTAGATCTCAGCTGCGCTGTAGGACGGGGTCAAGCCCAGCACTTCGCCCTCGGGGGCCTTATCGGGCCGGTTGGCGCCGTCGTAGAGATTGCCGTCAGCGTTGGAGCTGGGCTGCTTGGGGTCACGGAAGTCCACCTTGGGGATGTCCACGCGGTCCATCACCTGGTTGGTCAGCATGGTCTCGTTGTGCTCACGCTGGTCGGCATGGCCCTTGGAGACGCCGTTGGGATCTTTATCGTCCCAGGTAGGAACCACCTTGTCCCGGTGGGTCAAATCGGTATCCACGGTTTCGGCGTACATCCCGCCGTCATTGCCTTCGTTGACGTGGGTGCCGAGATCCGCGGCCTTCTTGAGAGCGTCTTTATCTTCGTTGACCATTTCTTTTACGACCTTTTGGGCGTCAGTCAGGTTATTTCCGATCTCTTTAAATTCGCGCAGATCCTCACGGATGTGTGCGGGGCCTATGTCGCTGGTGCGGGTAAAGTCCCAGGCCATTATGCCTCCGGTGTAGCGACGGGCTCCGCGGCCGGGGTTACCTCGGGAACTGCGGCCTGTTCTACTTCAGGCGCTTCCTGTTCCGGGGCGGCGGCCGGGGCGGCCTCTGCCTTGATCTCCCCGACTACTTCCTTAACGTTCTCCGCAGTGATGTGGCCCTTCCCGCCGGAATCAGCGAGGAAGCGTTCCACTACCTGCTGCCCGGTGATCTGCTCTTCGCCCATCTGGGTGAGAATCTCCTGGGCGCCCTTGGCCATGTCGGCGATGACGTCCATGCCGTTCTCGGCGTACCACTGGTCGATGGTGTTGTCCTGGTCCCCTACTTCGATGCCTTCCATGATGGCGCCCTTCTCTTCAGGAGGGAGCTGGTGGAAAGCCGGCAGGAGCAGGTTAGCGCCCACGTTGCTGGGCTGCTGGGACTGTACGAAATCCGGATCTCCGGTGACTTCAGGTACTGTGTGCTCGGCACCCTTGGCCACGGAGAGCTTGCGCTTTACTTCCTCGATGGTGATCGGAGGGAGCATGGACATCTCGGGGTCCACTTCCGCTAAAAGCTTGTTGAACCGCACGACAAGGTCGTCGACGGCGGCGAAGTTGAACCCTTCGATGGATTCGTCTTCTTTGGACTTAGGCTCGTGTACGCCGGCGGTTTCGTCATCGCCCTCGGCGGCCGGCTCTTCGCCCTCTTCCCCTTCCGCGGCCAGAACCTTCAGTGCGGCTTTAACAGCCTTCAGCTCGTCGGCGGAGTACTTCCCATGGGCCACATTGGTCATCAGGGCCCAGGCGGTCTTTTCTCCCAGCTGCGGAGCAACGGCCATAATATCGGTGGCCACCGCCTGCTTCTCGGGGGATTCTGACATAAGTTTGGCGATATCTTCCATGGTTATGTTTCCTTCAGCTATTTCACGTTCCTGCTGCGCCTCGAGCAGGTCGGCGGGGTCCTGGGCTTCAGGATTCCCATTGTCGATCTGGACGGGGAGCGGCTGATGGAGGGGTTCGGCAATGCGCTGCATGCAGGCCTGCTTCTGAACCGGAGCTTCCGGCTGGGGATAAATCTCAACCTCGGTCTCGACCTTGTTCCCGTCTGCGAGAGCTTGGTCTATCTCGGCGTACTTCGCAGCGAGAAGCTGCGAGATCGCGTCCAGGTCACAATCGTTGCTCTCTGCGAACTTCAGCAGGGCTACGGTCGCTTCCACTTTAAACGCGACCAACTCCTCTTTCGAGGAGATGATCCGAGTTTTCACGAGGTTGAGTTTATGCGCCATGGTAGGTCTCCGGCTGTTGATTAGAATATCCGCCTGCCGGTTTCGATGGCCGCTGCGTCCGCGTCGATCACTTTCACCGATGCGGTCACTTTCAGTGTCTCGGGCACTACGGCCGGGACGGTGAGGGCGAACAGGCTGCCCTGTTTCTTTACGCCTTCCTTGAGGGCCTGGAGCGCGGTGTACACCACGACCATGCGGGTGTTCTTCATGTCCACTCCGCACTTGGACGCGGCCACTTCGAGTTCGAGGATGGCGTTGTCGATGGCTTCGGTGACGGCCACTTCTTTCTCTTCGGCGCTGGCGCGCTTGAAGTTAAGGGAGAACTGCTTCTGGATGGGCTTGGTGTTCTCGCCGCGCTCGATGAACTTATCGGCGCCGGACTCTTTCTGGGCGGACACGCCAGGTTCTTTGGCCGGGCCGGAGACGGTCTTGTTGCCGCCCTTGTCGCCCTTCTCCATGAACTGTGCGCCGATCGAGGTGTCGCTGTTGACCTGCCATTCGATCTTGATATCTTTGCCGGCGGACTGGCCGTGCTGGATCTTGCCCTTCTCGCCCTGCTCTATCTGCTTGCGGGCTTCGTTGCTGTTATCAAGGCCCTGCATCTTCACTTTAGGATCGGGGCCCGGCTTGGTAGGGAACTGAAGCTTCTCTTTCTGTCCCTGTTCGATTACGCTCCCGGCGTCCACTTTGTCGGAACCGGGGAGCTGCTGTGCGGCTGACTTATCCATTTTGATCTCCTTACCTACGTTGGGGTACTGCAGTTTCCCTTTCTCTCCCTGTTCCACGAACTGTGCGCCGAGACCGTTCTCAGTTTTCTGGCTCGTGGGGACTGCCGGGGCAGTGGGTTTGAAATCGAGTTTTTCTTTTTCGCCCTGCTCTACGTACTTCGCGGGGTCCATCTTCTCTTTGACGGACATGAATGTCTGCTTGTTGAAAATAAGTTCCATGACTTTTCCTCCTGAAATTGATGCTGCCTTCGGTTCCGCTAATTCTGCTGGGGCAGCCACAGGGCGTGCCATGATGCTGGAGAGCTCGGTCTTGAGGTGGTCCACAAAGCTGTTGATGTCCCGGGCGATGACGTCGCAGATCAGGATGAGGTTGTCCCCTTCCTGCTTGCTGTCCTTCACCTTGGCGCCCAAATAAAAAAGCGAGTCAACAACTTCTTGCTGATGACCCTCATCTTCTTTGGTTAGGGTGACGTTGACGGTGTATCCGGCTGCGTCGCCTACTGACACTTTGAATGCTTTAACTTCCATTCTGCCTCCAAAAGCTCTCTATTACTATACGGGTTTATACATTAAATGTAAAAAGCTACAGCATGGGCCCGGTCGGGCGGCCGTTGAGGGCCTTATTGCTATCCTCATTACCCTCGGAGATCTCCCACAGTTGGGGACCTACTGAACCCTTCTCCAGCTTCTTCTTGACCTCAAGAGGTATGCCGTGCTCTATGATGGGCACAGAGGCGGCCACATACCGGTTCCTGACGGCTTTCAGGACTTCCTCGGCCTCTTCTGGCACCAGGTCCTCATATGCCTTCTGGAACAGCTGCTGGGATATCAGCGCGGCTTCCTCGGGGTCGAAGTAGCCTTCGGGGAATACGACTTCGCTGCCCATGCGGCGCACGATCGGCTCCTCAATCTCGGGGATTGGGGCGATCTTGATGTTGCTGCCGGGGATCTGGCCGTCACTGAAGAACTCTTCCTTCAGCTTGAGCATGAACTTCTTCAGCTGATACTTGGATCCGAAGCCGACTTTCATGCCACCGATCTCAGTGATGTACCAGCCTGGCGGCATGTTGGGCACGGCGAGATAATAGTCGAAAAGCTTGTCGTGGAAGGTGATAGTGAGGTGGTCCACGGTGAGCTGCTCTTCAATGACTTTGGAACGATCTATTGATGACGCGGCCATGAGATGAAGACACCCCGTAACTTTCTGCTTATCGATCACGTACTGGACGTAATCCCCGAACCTAAATGCTGACGCTACAAACTTTTTGACTGTAAAGCTGGCCAGGATTCCGCGGTCCTGCATTGTTTCGGCCGCTACCATGGAGGGTATCCGTGCTAACAGCTCCAGGGCTGGGTTATTGAACGCCGGGCAGTCCTGGGCCTGGCAGTACATCGATAAGCTCTCATCGAAACCCACACGCACGCAGCCGGCGGAGTACGCGTTGTCTTCTCCGCCGAGGAACTGCTTCGCAAAGTCATTATGGTATGTAGGCACTATCAGCATGGTACCGTCGGGAGTGACCCAGTACTTGCCGGGCGCCGCTTCAGCCTGTGTCTGAATGCCGGCCTCTTCATACGTGAGATCCTGCTGGGTTGGTTGGAACCAGGTAGGGTTAGCCATATTACCGTCCCACCGCTGACAGGAGATCGAAGACGTTCATGATGCCCCGGTTCAGGTTGCCGCCCATACCGATAGGGAGCATGACCGTGCCAACGCCCTCTCCGCCCTCGGCGTAGTCCAGCTTCGCGATGGCGAGCAGAGCATTGTACGATCCGAGAACCTTGTCAAAGGTCTGGGTCATCTTGTCCATGCGGGTAGCTGTCAAGCTGAAGCCCTGATCACTGTAGCTGATGTCGGTGAAGCCGATGCCGAGCATGTTGTTGGCGACGCCCATGATGATGGCGCCCAGGATGACAAGGGGTTCCAGGCTGGCCGGCAGGGTGAAGATGTCGAAATTGGTTGTGGGCGAGTAGACGTTCAGGTTCTGTATGCCCTGGTCCATGTACTGCCGGACTTCCTCGTCCGCCAGGCGATTGGTGATGAAGCGCGACAGGGAGTCACGGAGCTGCAGGACCAGGCGCTGCTCGCGCGGAGACAGTGCTTTGTACGTCAGATAGCTGTTTGAGATCAGGCCGGTTGCGCTGTTGCTGAAGACCACCATGTAATGGTAGCTGCCCTTGGCGGCCAGACCGACGGAGGCATCGGACCAGAAGGTCTGCGGCACTCCGGAGTTGGCGAAAGGTATGGAGGCCAGAAAAGTGTAGTTCTGCGCTTCGGATGAGGACCGGTACAGACTGGTGGTGTCGTATAGTTCGGCAGTGATCCCCGCGGGTATTACCCACTGGACGGTTACGTTCTGGAACAGTTTTAACGGCAGAGCCATGTTTGAATCTCCCTATATATTAATATAGGCCTTTATACGTAAAAAGTAAATTACACGACGCCCAAGCTGGTGTACACGCCATCTTTCATGGACAGAAGCTGCCCACAGCGCTCCGCCGGCCGCCACGGGGCGCCCAGGCTGATGTGCAGCCACATGGACACCTCGGTGCCGGTCTTGGTGTAGCGCTTGGCGTTCTCCATGATCAGCTGACCAAACCGCAGCTTGCCGGCTCTGGCCGCCAGCACGATAGTGTCAAAGTCCTTCTTGAGGGTCTCGGCGGTGTACACGGACCCCCAGCGATCGAAATCCACAGCCTCGCAGAGGAGGTGCTGGCTGCGGCCGCTAGATCCTACGGCCGAGTTAAGGGCTGGGCAGCGGTAGCCTGAATGGTTGTGGAGCGCGCAGCCCAGGGTTGCCCGCACGATCTCCTCGAGGGTAGCCACCTGCTTCAGCTTACCCATCTGCGCCAAGGTGACTATCTGGTTGGCGGCCGCGTACTCCGCGTGGTCGGTACGCAGGTACTCACCCACGGTGAAGTTGGTGGTGAGGTGGACTGCCAGCTCTAAATCGGTCATTTCTTGCTCTTCCCTTGGGGCTTGCTCTTGATCTTCTTGGTGCCCATGATCTGCTCGAGTACGAATGTGAACTCTCTGATGTAATTCTCAAAATCGTGGTGGCTCATCACGAACCGGATTCCGTCGTTGCCTTCCTCATACCGGGTGAAGCGATGGCCCTGGCTGTAGAGGATGAACTCTGACACCTCATGGCACAGCACCTCGAGCGCCTCGCTCTGGATGCCGGCGCCTACAGTGATTGCGCCTGTAGACAGATCCGTAACCCCGCCGCCCTGTTCAGGGGTGTAGGTTACGTCGCAGGTCTTGCCGCAGATCAGGAGTTGTTTTGGCAGCTGTAGCATAGTCCCTCGTGATTAAAGCGGGGGCCCCGGCGGCCCCCGCCATCGTTTGTTTACTTCTTGTCTGCGGGCACCATCACCATAGGTATCGCGTAGCTGCCGTCAGCCGTGCGCACCACAGGTAACTTCACCCACGTCGAGCTGGAGGTTTCCCAGCCCATAAGATGGACCCTGGACGATTTCTTGTCCCGGTCGAACGGAGGGAGCACACCGTATTCGAGCACGACGATCTTGCGAACGATCGGCTCTCCTTGGTCTCCCCCGAGGAACACCTGAAGGGTGTATTTAGCATCGTGCTTGAGGCCATTGACTTCATGGTCGATCAAGCAGATCATGGTGTTCCGGGCTACGTCGTCCTTATCATCGGCTTCGGTGATAGTGAACTTCAGCGTCTTGCCTTCGCACAGTACCTTGACGTTTGTCCGCTGGTCAGGATTCAGATTCTCCATGGACCAGAGGAGCGAAATGTCATTTTTCGTGCGATGGAATACACGAAGCTTTACTTTGTCAGCGTTCATCGCGTTCTCCTTTTCTATTTTCCGAGTTCAGCCAGGCGCTGCTTGATGCAGGACAGGACGTTGGCGTCCCTTTCGAAACCCTGGATCTTGTTCAGCATTTCCCAGTTGGGTGTCTTGTAAATGAAGATCTTCTTCTGCAGGCCTGTCTGCTGGAAGAAAGGCACCAGGTCAGCCGGAAGCCCTTCAGGCATCGGGATGGGCCTGGCGGTCACGGAGGATACCCCCGCGGCGCTGGCTATGATCTTCTGCGCTTCGTCGGCGATGTACTCGCCGCCGCTTACTTCTGTTGAGAAACTGCCGTTGCCCTGGGCCTTAATAAGGCGCACTGCCTCATCGGCCGGGATCTCGCCGAACAGGTTGATCGGGTTCTGCTCTGAACCCACGGAGATCACGGTGTTCGCGAGGGCTTTCTTTACCTCTGCGGAGTTGTCGTAGCCTTTCAGCTTCTCTTCGGTCGTGCTGACCTTGATCGGGCTGTAGTCCACCTTCGCGGTGGGCTGGCCGGGGCCGGCGACGAGCGGGGCGCGGACGCCCTGGTTGTCGTTGGCGTTAACGTCACCCTGAGTGACGGCCTGGGCCTGCATGCCCATCGTAGGGATGTCCACGTTCTCGGCCTTGAAGAGCTGGCCGGTGACGTAAGCCTTAAGTGTCGGAGTGGCTTCCGGAAGGGGCGGAGAGAATCCGTCCTTGGGCACGATCACGTTGAGCTCCGGGATGGGCAGGGCCACCGCGGATATGTTCTGATAGCGCACCATCTTCACTGTCTGGGGCGCCGCGGCGGCCACAGGGGCTGCGGTGGGCGCGGGGGCGGTCACAGGGTTAGGGTTAGCTGTCGTTTCGTTCATTGTCTTCTCCTACTGTTCGATTTCACTTCTTGAGGTTACCCTCAAATTCTTTTCGTGGAGAGCAAATAGGCATGCAGCATCTTGTCGTGAAGGTTCCTGATGCGCTGCTCTATCTGCGCTTTCTGTTCGGGCGACTGCGACTGTGTCCAACGGTCAAGGAGTTCATCCATGCCGGTCTCTTCCGAGGGAAGGCTGTCGATAACGTTCTCCACTGTGGCGCCCAGCTCGCTGTGTTCCACCGGTTCGTCCGGGGAGTGCATCGGGCGGCCGTTGGGCAGCAGGGCAGCATCAGGCACGTCCTTCAGCTTGGCGAGGTCGTGCTTCGGTGTGCTCTCGGGCTGCACCTGGGTGTGGTACTCTTCGATCTCGCGGACAACCGCTTCTACGTCCGGCTGATCCATGAAGGGCTTCAGCAGGTCGTGGTAGGTGTCCAGCTCAGTGTGGATCTGATTCCACATCTCCGAGGAGTCCGGGATGATGATCTGGTCACCGGTGTCGAGCTTCTGGTACGTATAATTGTCAAGGAACGGTACGACCTTGCTCTTGAACTCGGCCATGATCTCCTGCGGGCTCTGCTTGTTGGCGGCCTGGCGCAGGTACATGCGGAGCCGGCGCGCGGACGCGAAGATCTCCGGTATGGATTTCCGGATCTGCCGGGCTTCAAAGCGCTCCAGGTACGACTGCGGAGCGATCTGGTTGGTCTCCGGGGCGATCTCCATGTTGTATTCGCGCATGCCGTCGCTGTGCACGCCGTTGTCCCACTGGACCTCATACGTGTTGAGGTCTGAATCTTCCTGGTCCGCACGGATAATGGTGCCGAGAGTGCCCACGGGGACTTCAGAGTCCACCGCGGCCTTCATGACCACGCGCTCGCTGTCGAAGAATGCGGCGCTGGCCGACCGGTTAAAGTGACCGCCTTGCCACCGCCGGGGCCATCCCTGGGGCAGCGACTGGGGCGGCCTGCTGGCCGGGAGCCGGGTTGACGGTCTGGCTGGGGCGGATGTCTTCCCAGGCGTCCTTGATGTTGTTAAAGCGCTTGTCGATGTAGCTTTCCTTGTAGTCGCCGGTAAGGCGGTCCCTGTCGCCCTGGTCCGGGTACTTGGTGATGATCGGGGCGAGCTGCTGCTGGACCTGCTGCAGGCTGTTGGTGGCCTCTTCCTGAATGAACTGGTACAGTTCAGACTTGGGGTCCATACCCTGGGACATGTCGGACTTGTTGTACAGGTCCGCAAGGAAGCGTTCTTTCTCCGGATCGTTGGAGGCCACGCCGGCCGCGGTCGACGCGATGTCCATGACGGCTTTGGAGTCGTCCTGGAGGGGGTCCATGCCTTTGGTCGCCAGGCGATTAAGGGTGTTGAGTGCGTCGGACTTGGGTACGTTAAAATTCCATGAAGACATGATTAGAAGCTCCTTCTGACGTTTTTGGTGGCCTTGAGAATGTCGAACACCGGCATGATCTTGCGCAGTGCTTCCGCTTTGGTCCGGATCTCGGGCATCTCCGGCATGCGGTTGTCATCGAAGACGAAGCGCGCAAGGGCTTCCACTTCGTAAAAGCTCTTACACTGGTCTGCGAGCTTACAGACGTGGTTGAACAGGTTGTCGTCCATCACTCTGGTGCCGCCGCGGGCGATGCACAGGTCCTGCTCATACTTCTGTGCGCGCTTAAGGTCCTGCACAAAGAGATCCTTGGCGGTCTTGAGGGCATAGTCCTCGCCGCCGAGCATCCAGTGGAGTTTGTTGTACGAGGAAAAATTAAAGGCTTTGAGGTCTGCTGCTTTATCCGCTTCTGATTTGTCGGCCATATTCGTGGTCTCCTTCAGGTTCGTTTTTAAAGATACCCCCGGGGGACTAGCCCCCGGGGGATCTACTTGCCCTTCTACTGCTCTGTCGTTAGCACAGAGGGAACTGAGCGGGCAGCTCGTTCGCTGACAGACCGTTGAGGTCCATTCCCACGACACCGGCGGTGTTGTGGATACCGAAGCCTACCTGTTCCCATGAGGTCACATAGTAGCGGGTATCTTTTGGCCAGTCAACTACTTTCACTTCCACGGCCTTGCGCTCGGGGATACGGCCGAGTTTGTCGGGTGTGGTTGTGAGGTAGATCCTGGTGGGCTTCACGCGGGTCGACATGATCAGCCTGATGCCGTGGAGCACGCCGAACTGGCCGGTTTCCACGATGACGTTCAGGGAGACCTGGTCCAGCTGGTCTGCGTTCCAGGACAGGATGTCCGTGTAGCGCATGGGGTGCATGACGTATGCGCCCGGGGCGAGCTGCCTGGAGAGCAGGTGTCCTGCCATCCTTACCATGTCTGCGCGCTGTGCGGGCCCGGTTACGCCGATGATCGGGTTGGGGCCGACCTGTACGGCGCGATCGAGCAGCCCGAAGACCTGATCGTCCTCGGTGATCGCGTTAGCGATGGCCACGCGTTCTTTGGCGCGGTCGAAGGCGGGGAAGCGCCTTATCTGGATCTCTTCGTAGTGCACCGAGCTCGTGATGTTGATCGAGAAGGTGGGTATGAAGATACGCTGGATGTTGGCTTCCACCAGCGGAGGCGTACCGCGGGCGCCGACTGCAAGGGCGGGGTACTCCGGGATGTCCAGGTCGTACGCGGGGATTTCGCCCTGGGGCAGTTCGTCGGTCAGCAGGAGCTTGCGGCCCACTGCGACGTAGTCGTTCCTGTCCTTGAGGGGTGTCTGCATCGCGAAGGCCACGCGCTTGAACGAGGGGCCCGGGTTCTGCAGGATCGCGTCGAACGCTGCTTCTTTCTGGTCGAGGGTGGGAACCTGCTCGAAGGACGCCTTCTTTACGAGGGCGCGCGCTCCGCGTTCCACACCGGTGCCTTTTACGTTCGTGGTCGTCTCATACTGAGGTGACCAGATCTTTTCGAACGCGCCGGCTACTTCGGGTCTTGGGCTGTATGCCATGGTTATTTTACCTGCCAGCTTTGCTTTTCGCGAGGTGTTGGCAACCTCATAACCCACATAATGTGGTGTAGTCTTCTTTCTGGTTCTGCTTTCTGATTCAGTACACTGTAAAACGAAATTTGTGGGAGCCCGGGGCGTTTATAGCCCCGGACCCCTTGGTCGCACAGTTTACTTCACTGTGATCTCGAGCACCGGCTGGGTGGCGTTGGCGTAGTATGCCGACACGACACCGAACTCGGTATTGCCGTTGGCGTCCGCGCCGGTTCCGCCGACCAGGACGTTGGTCATCTGACCGAAGTGAGATGACAGCACGTCGCAGTTGACGTACATCTTGTCCATGGGGGCGTAGTTCGTGATGCTGTTGTCGAACGCGAACACCTGCACGATGCCGTTGTCCGCGGTGCGGAAAACGTTGTTGTACAGGGAAACGCGGCCGAGCTGTATCACGGTGCCTTTGCCGGAACCGTAGAGGCCTGTCTTGTCGAAGGTCTCATCGGAGTAGCTGTTCTTCTGGAACTTCGCGATGCCGTACACGGGCACGTTGAGGCTCAGGTGAGCAGCTGCCAGCTTGGCCCAGGAGGTCAGGGTGCTTACGCCGGAGTTCGCCACCAGGGTCATCGGGGACCCGCCGTATACGCCCATGTCGTCAGCGAATACGAACTTGGTTGAGTCTTCCAGCTTTACTTCGTCGGGGTTGATCCCGAGACCGCGACCGAATGTTCCTATGAATTGCATTTGTTTTCTCCTAGTCTGATTTTTACTTCTTATTTCGCGTCCCAGTACTTCGCCAGGAAGGCAGACCCATTGCCTACTTCCGGCTCATTTTCGTTCAGGAAAGTCGGAGGCAGCACGGACATGGAGGCCTTGGGATGCTGTTCTGCTCCGAACGGGGCTGCGGGCTTCGCGCCTCCGAACGGGGCCGGCTTGGGCTCCATACCTACTGCGGGCTTCGCTCCGGGCAGACCGCCGCCCATTGCTGACCCTTCCGACTTGCCGAGCAGCTTCAGTAAAGAAGCGACTGCGGCCAGGTTTTTCCGATCTATTTTCGCCAGCGCGGCCACGAGGCCCTGCTCGTCCTTCTCGGAGGCGAGCTTCTTGGCGATGAGGTCTTTCACGATGGATTCCATGAGGCCGGCGGACTCTTTGTCCTCGTTGCCCTTTTCCATCTCTCCGACCTTCTTCTCTGCGGAGTCGGCCTTGGCTACGGCTTCGTCCTTCTGCTGCTTCATCTCTTCCAGCGCGCGGCGCATGAAGTCAAGTTTGTCCTTGACGTTGGCGCTGGACTGGGGATTGATGGCCACTGTGGGCTCTCCGCCGGCGGCGCCGGGAAGGCGGCCGAAGTACTGCTTGGTCTTCGAGCTTGTGCCGGAGGGGGCCGGGTGCATCTTCTGGCCGTCTTTGAACTCTTTCATGTCCATGGACATCATGGGCATCTCGCCGGCCTTCACTTTGGCGGGCTTTTCTACTTCGGATTCGTTCCACGCGAACATGCCGGCCTTGCGGGACAGGATGGAGGCGTTGGCTTCGAGCGCTGTGACGGCGCCTTCGAAGGATTCGAGCGAGTTCACGCCCTGGGAGGTCATCTGGTCGATGATCTCAGTGGGGGTGATGACGTCTTCCGGCGGTTTGCCGGTGGCAGCCAGGCACTTGAGGATCTTTTCCTGTACGGGGACGGGGATGATCCTGGAAGCGCGGGCGGCGCGGAACTCGCCTTTCTCTTCGGCTACGAAGTAGCTGTCGGTAAAGGTTTTGCCCTGGGCGAAGCGGATGGAGAAAGCGGCTTCTTTCTTGGCCTCTTCCTTCTTCTCTTCTTCCTTGGTCTCTTTCTTCTCGTGCTCTTTGCCGGTCTCTACTGCGGCGGCGGGAGCGATGGGGGCCGGTGCGGCAGCGGGGGCTGCGGCTGCGGGTGTGGGAAGTACGGGCTTCTCGGGAGCGGCTGCGGGTGCGGGTGTGGCGATAGGATCCATTGTGGATTCCTCCTTTGGGGGTTGTGGGGTCATCGGGGCGGTGGCCATTTTCTGGTCCACCTGGGCAATCTGTTGTTCGAGTTCCTGTTTCTGTTGTTCGAGCTGATCTTTCTGCTCAATAAGCTGGCCCTGCTCGCCCGGAACTACGTCCACGCCGGTTGAGCCGATGTCTGCAGCCTGCTTTTTCAAGCCTAAAGATTGAAGTATTTTAGCTACTCCCATAATTAAGCTTCCTTTACAGGGAACTCGAGCACGCCCTTAAACGACCAGGACTTGCCCGAAGTTACGGCCTGTACCAACATGTTCTTATCGGCTTCGTTCCATGCCGAGAAATCTTCCACGAAAGACAGCGGGTACTGCATCGCTGACTCTACGGGTGCTGCCGGAGGTGTTGCGGCGGCTGGAGCCGGGGCGGCGGGGGCCGCGGCGGCCGGAGCTGCTGGGGCGGCCGGGGCCGGCTTGGCCTGGCCCTTCTCATCCTCTGCGGCCGGGCCGGCTTCCGCCTGGTCCATGCCAGGTACTACGGCGCCGATGTCGCCCTTCACCTTCTCAAATTCCTGTTCCACCAGGGTTTTCACCTGGGGGCGGACTGACTTGTCCATCTGCTCGAGGGCCGGGCCGTACATCTTGCGCAGCTCTTCCTCTATGATCCGGCGCATCTTGGTTTCGAAAAGCTTCTGTGTCGCGTCGGGCACTTCAGTGTTGAGTTCCCCTACTGCCGCCTGGTAAGGTGACACGGCCGGCTGGCCGGGGGCGGGCTGGGCTGCGGGCTTGGCTGCTGTTGGCATAAATCCACCTGTGGTCTTGAAAGTGCTCGACAGTTCTATGACGCTGCGCTTGACGGGCTTGCCGGAAGCGATAGCGTACTTCTCGAACAGCTCGGCCATCCGGTTGACGGAGACGTCGTTCTTGGACGCGTACACCTCAAGCATGCGGGCGGTGGCGTCGGCCGGGACGTACACGATCGAGTCCTCTATAAAGGAGAGGCCGTAGTTGTCCTCGTAGCATTTCTTGCCGTAAACGTCGCGGCCCTTACAGTAAAGCGGTGACTGCGGATGCACGTGGAGGCACAGCTGCTCCATGTTGGTGGCCTTGTTTCCACAGATGGAACATTGGGCCATTGAGGCGATGGTGCCCATGGAGGTGCTGGTGACCTTCCCTGACTCGATATCACCCAGGAGGCCGGGGCGGAGATGGTTAATGGCCTTGCGGTCAATGGCGCAGAGCAGCTCGACGTACTTATCGGGGAACTCGTCGTTGTTGAAGTGGACCGGGGTGTAGACGGCGTCCAGGATTATGCCGAAAGCTTTCTCGGGCTTGTCGCTGTCATGGTTGAAGTACACGCCCTTGCCCTGGAAAGTTTGGTAGGACTGGCGCAGCTCCATGTGCGGGAAGCGGTCGCCGTTGAGGTTGGCGATGTCCGCGGTGATCGCGCGTGCGCGATAGTACAGGAAATTGGTGAGGTCGTAGTTGAACTTCTCTCCGGGGACGAAAGGGCAGGCGCCTTCCTTGCAGAAGATGCCACCTTGCTTTACGTACTCCGCCCACTCGGACGCGAGACGGTAAATATCCGCCGGTTTGTTATAAACCGAGAGGATCTCTACTGCGCTGTATCTTTTGAATCCGGTTTGAGCCATTTTTTAACGCATTCCCCGCAAAGCTGTTTTGTTACCCCGGCTTTAGTTACCTTCATCAACGGGCGGTCCTGCTTACACTCCTCGCAGACCGTGACCACCTTGAGTGGTTCGGGGGTTCCGTATTTTGTAAACGCCATCTTGTTAGTCCTTCGGGAGCTCTTCAATCAGCTCTTCCATTCTTTTCATTGCGGCCTGGGCCGCTCGTATCTGCACCGTAAATTCAGGTGACAGTTTTCCCTGGTAATCCGAATCGAGGTACTCGAGATATTCAAGTTCTTTCGCGATATTGCGCTTGTGAACTTCGAACCTGTCACTAACGGTTGTAAAGAACTTGTCCTTCATACGCCGCCTGGAACTTGCCCTGTGTCCACCGCACGAAGGTCCGTATTTATTCCGGGTGCTCCTTTCGCTGCGGGGTTGTTTTCCGACATTCCGTAAGGTTTCCCTTCGGTAGTCGGGTAAGGGTCGCCCAGTTGGCGCCTTGCCGGATCATCGGATTTGCGAGCGGGGTCAGCTGAGTTCTTTTCAGACTTAAACCTGACGTCCTGTATTTCCACAGGTATCCGCTTCACGAAATTTCCGCTTGAGTCCATTTCAACCTCTATTACTATAGAACTTTATACTTAATTTATAAAAACGCTTCCTTACACCTGGGGCATTCCGGACTCGCCCTCGCCCATGGGTGCGGGCAGCACGCCCTTCTCCTGCTGCTTCTCGCGCGGAGACACCAGCTTGTTCGGGACCATGCCCGGGGCGGCGCCGGAGCCTGGCGGAATGGCCTTGTCGGCTTCAGGCACTGCGGGGCGGCCGGCGGCCGGCTTGGCTTTGGGATCCACAACGTCGCGGGGCAGCTCGATGTCCTTGAGCTTGCGGCCGCGGAGGGACTCATTACGCACCACAGGGTCGTCCATGAGCTTCTTGCGAGCCTCGCGCCACATTGGGTCGAGCGGGGTATTCTGCTCGTTGTGGATGGCTTCCTTCATCTTGTTGGTGTCGAAGCCCAGGAGGTCGTAGATCGCTTCCACAGGCAGGTCACCCTCTTTGCGCATCTTGGCGAGGTATTCCTGCTCCTGCATGCCGGAGACAAGGTTAGACGGGCGCCAGAACAGCTTGGGCACTGCGTACTTCTTGATGTCGGGCAGGTAGGTCTTGTCGTTCGAAACGTTGTTGGAGGACTCGGCGCGGTTGCGGAGGATGTACTCACGCTTCTTGGCGACGGGCAGCCACACCTTGTCGGTGATCTGGCGGTTGACCAGGGCGCGCTGGAGCATATAGCGGTGCATGATCAGCTTGATCGACATGGACTCTTTCGCGTAGGGGTTAGCCTCGGCGAACATAGCCTCGTTGGCGAACATGGCGATGAGGATACGCTTCTGGGTCCAGTCGAACCACTTGATGAGATCCTCGTGCTGGGTGGCACCGGTCTTATATTCCATCTCCAGGAACGCGTGGTAGATAAGGTCGTAGTCCGGATCGCCCTTGGCCTCTATCAGCTTGGCCTTGAGCATGTCGAAGTGCTTCTTTGACGGCAGCCACTTCTGCTCCTTGGAGCCGATCTTCCAGATCTTCATCGGGAACATGTGCCGGTCGATGAAAACCAGCATGAGCATATAAAGCTTGTCTTCGGCCAGCAGGTACTTCAGGGCGGCCTTCAGCGGCGATTCGCCGCGGGTAAGGTAGCCGGCTGACTTGTTGGCGTAGTGGATCACCCGGGAGTTGTCCAGGTGGATGGGCTTGCCCTGGGAGACGCGGTCCTTGAACTCGGCCGGCAGCATGTCGACTACGGCGCGGTCGATCTCCTTGGAGGAGTTCATCATCTTGCGCAGCTCTTCGTCGGGCTTGAGGAAGTAGGCTATGCCGGAGCCGGCGTAGACCTTGTGCACTTCGATGTTCTCGGGTGGGTACTGGTGGAAAGCTTCCCACTCCATCGTGTTGTCGTCCCAGTTGCCTACGTGGAAGGATTCGCCCAGGAGCTCGTAGTCCCGGGACATGTGGACGATCATCTGCATCAGGTTGAGGCGCTCGCTGAGATCCTGCCAGTACGGCTCAAGTTCCTTATCCTCGCAGCGAACTTCCATGTCGCCGAACGGGAAGGTGGAGTGCAGGTTGATCAGGTTGCGGACGATCGGGTGAAATGAGTAATAGTGACGCAGGCGCCGGTTGAGTTCCTTGAGGTTCTCCTTCGGGAACATCAGAAGGATCGGGTCGAACATCGGGTCGACGTACATGATGGGCACGCGGCTTGATCCGCCGCCGTCCATGAAACCCATGCCGCCGTCGCTGGCTTTACGTGAGAAAGCGCCTTCCTGGAATTTGTCCATCATGGCTTCGTACTTGGCTCCGCTACCACCCCCGCGCATACCCTGCGGGAGAATGGAGTTCGCTTTCCGTGCGAACCCCTTGTCATCTGGCGATAAGTCACTCGTGTCTTTCTTAGACATTGGTTCACCTCAAGTTCAGTTTTCAGTTCTTTAGAACAGTTTTATGTCCTGCTTTTCGTCTGACCCGCCGAAGTACTTGGCCACGCCTTCCTTAGAGAGGGCGTATACCTTGCCGTCCGTGCCTTTAAAGGTTCCGGTGGTCTGCAGCGCCCCGTCTATCACGGAGAACACCATGTACGCGAACTTCTTGGCCGCGTCCTTGGACTGCTTCGCGCTGCCGATGTTCAGCATTACGGCGATCACGCCGGAGCTGTTGAGCATCTCTATCGGCCGGGAGTCGGAGGTGTTCACGTTCTTCTCGTGGGCTTCGAACTTCTCTACGGCCTGGTACTTAAAGCTCTTCAGGGAGAACATGTACTCCGGGGCGATCTCGGCTGACTTGGCCGCCAGGTACTCTCCGATGCTGTCGAGGAACGGGGTGAGGTTATGTGCGTCCTGCTTCCCCACCTGTGAGTCGAAGAAAGCCTGGGGGCTGTCTTCCTTGATAACGTCGTCGAGGAGTGTTGCGTCCTCTTTGTCTGCCAGCGCCTTCACATCGTCTTTGGCAGCGGCCTTGTCCTCGTCAGCCTTCTCTTTGTCGTCCGCGGCCTTAATGTAGCGCGCTGAAAGGATAACAAAGTCCGGCTTTGAAATCAAGCCGTTAAAATATGCGTCCTTCACGTAGGCAGAGGCGACCAGAGGATTCTTGTCGGTCCCGCTCATGGTGATGTATTCCTCGACGGAGCGGCCGTCAGCTGACAGGGTAGAGAACTTCGGCTCGCTGAAGCCGGAGAAGTGGTTCTCCTTCGGCTTGTCAAGGTCGAGGTTCACCACTTTGTCATGCTGGTGGTATTCTTTCACCTTGCCCATGATGTCTTCGCGGGCATCGGCGAGCAGCGGATAGTTGCCGATCTCTTCGCGGTGGAAGTCGCCCTTCTGCCCGAATATCGAGTAGCCAGCGACCCAGGGCATGATGAACAGGTAATCGAACTTGGAGCCCTTGGCTTCGCCCCAGCCCATGTTGTAGGACGGGATGGCGGCCGGGGTCGACATCATGTTGGCGTTGTCGGAGAGGAAGTCCTCTACAGGCACGCCCGTGATCTGCTTGAACACGTTGCGGATGTCGCTCTGCTGGTAGCCCTGGGAGACGAGGTACTTCTCCAGGTAATTGTAGGGGTACATTTTCACCTGGATGAGCTGCCGGAGGTTCTTTTCCAGCTCGACGAGCTCCTGCGGAGTACCTGTGCCGGCGAAGGCGGTACCCTCCATCATCTTCTCCATCATGTAGGTTCCGCTGCCGGCTTGTTTGTTGAAAGCGTTTTCCATGGTCGTCTCCTGACTGATTTTAGAACAGATCCGTTGCTGATGTTTCGAATACCGCTTCGTGGTCCACTTCTGTCCGGTTCTTGGCAGCGTTCTCCACGATGTAGCTGTGCGCCTTGATGGCCACGATCTTACCGCTGTCTATCGCGCTGCCGCGGCTGAAGCCCACGGTGTCGTTAATGGTGAAGGGCACGGGCGGGCGGCCCATGATGGCGTTGGCCACCATAACCTTGCGGCGCCGTATGGCCTTGGCCTCGAGATCCAGCTCCCAGGGGCCCTGGCCTTTCATGGCGTCGAACTCCTGGTTCTTGACTATGATCGCGGAGGTGGGCGCTATCGGCGCTTCCGGGGTCACGGACACGTCAGCGGGCAGCTCTTCGATCTTCTGGGATTCGGGGGTTGTTTCCTGGGGCGGGCGGTGAGGGGCGCGTATCTTCTGCTCGCGTTCGTAGGTCTGGCTGTCGATCTTCTGCTGCATCTCGGAGGCCAGGCTCTCCAGCATCGGGTAGCTGTTGAACATTTCCTTGGCGATCTGCTGCCAGTTGTCGGGATCTTTGGCGGCCGCGTCCATGAGGGCGCCGGTGTATGCGATAAGGGTTGCGCGCATCTCTTCGTCCCCGGGGAAATAGCTGTGGGCCATCACCTGAAGGTCCTTCATGAACTGATCCAGGCCGGGGATCTCGCCGGTGGGGGACATCGTGCCCTTATAGAACTCTGTGCGGGACTCGCCCTGGGCCCTGGCCTTCTCTTCCTCGCGCAGCTGAGCCGCGGCCTGCTCGGCCTGGCGCTCTTCCACTTCCGCGCGCATCTCGGGGGTAAGGTTTTCTATCTTGGTTTCCGGCTCGAGGCCCAGTTCGCGGAGGCGTTTCTGCTCTTCCTCGGCTGCATTGGCCTTGTCGCCCTTCTTCTGCTCGCGCATTTCCTGTTCCACGGTCTTCTGCCCTACGTCCATGCGGGCCATCTCTTCGTAGCGCTCCATGGTGGACTTGGTTTTGGCGATGAACATGTCCATGCGCTGCTGGGCGGAGAACATTCCGGAGGCGACCATCTCCTGCTGTATCGGGGTGACGTCCTCGGTCTGCGCCATGGCGTCCTCCAGGTGGTTGATCAGGGAGGTGTCGAAGTACGTCGGGTATTTGTTGGCGATGTCCAGGAGGCCCATGAGGGTCGCGCGGTCGGCCGGGATCTCTTCGGCGGTGGCCGGAAGCATGTTGGCCACGTTGATGTCTTCCGCCATCTCGTCGGCGATGGTCTCAAGCTGCTGGCGTGTGTCGTTGAGGGCGACCAGGCCGCTGCCGCCGCTGTGGGACTTGTTGTAATCGAAAATTATCTGGGCGATGTACTGGAGGCGCCCCTCGAGCATGACCTTGAAGTCGTTGCGGATGCTCTCATCCACGGACATCCCGATCGCGTCCACCATATCTTTGGCCATCTGCGCGCCGGTAAGCGACCCGGGCTGTATAATTTTGGAAATTTTTAGCATAGGTATCCTCATCTATATGACTATTTTATTACGCTTTTTTCTGTTTTCTGCTGCTGTTAAAATTTGTAAGTTCCAAGGTACATGTAAACCACTTAAAGTCTTTCCGCGCAACGGATAAATATGATCCACATGGCGCTTAATTCCATCTACCGCCTGCAACCGATGCGCCTCAACATATAGCTTCTCTATATCTGCGAAATGCTGTGGGGTGAGCCAAGGTGGTGTAGCATGGAGTTTGGCAGCGTAACGGCGCATGTTCTTGGCATTGATCCTACCCGCGTTATCTTTAGCGTATTGGCGCATGCCCTCCATAAGCTCTTGCTTGTGCGCTAAATAATATTCTGCACGGTAAGCTACCACCTCGTCCGCATGAGCCTTGAGCCATTTCTGATATGCGGAGTTGTGCTCATCTTTGTGCTCCCTGTGGTATTTAGCCCAATATGCAGGATGTGCCTTTCTCCACTTTGCGTCTCTGATACGCTTGTTAGCTCTTTGCGTGGCAATAGTCATATCTACTTACTATGAGAGTTTATACATATTTTGTAAATTATGGCAGCCTGCGCACGTTTACCCCTACTCCCCATGAACCCTCGCGTGTGGTCGATTCACCCCAGGTTGCGCCGTACTGATCGCCAGGCGCGCCGAGTCCTGCGTGGTCCAGGGCAGCCTCGCCAGTGGAGTTTCCGGGCATTCCGGGCTGATCGCTACCTGAAACGAACGAAGGGCCGCCCTGGGGGCCGTCCTTGGCTGTTTTATCGGTCTCGTAGAGATCCTTGCGCTTGTCTTTCAGGCCCGGGGGCGTGCCGGAGCCGTCAGGTTTGGGTGACAGCCGCTTCCGCATGTTCTCCAGCATCTTTTTAATGTCCATATTGTCTCCTAGTTTGCCCACGGGTCCTGCATCGTGAGGTTTTCCTCGATCGTCTCCACTTCTCCCCAGCCGTCTTCCTCGTTGGTGGCCTTGTGCTTAAGCAACCACACCTTGGTGGCGCCGACAATGGTGTCGACGTAGTCCTTGCTGCCGGTGGACGGGTGGTCTACACGGTGCCCCAGGGAGATAAGCTGCTTGATCTCCAGGATCTGCGGGGCGAAAGGGAGCAGCTTGTACCGCTTGGTGTAAATCATTTCCTTGAAAGTCTTGTAGTCGGCCAGGTCAAGGTTATATTCGAACGAGGGGATGGACGCGGCGTTAAGTTCCTCCTGCAACGATGCGCTCTGCCACTGGTCGAACCACACTCCCATGATGCTGTACCGGGCCGCCAGCTGCTGAATGAACTCGCGCACATTGGTGAACGAGACCATGTACTTGTTCTTGCGATCCGGAAGCCATCCAGTCACTAGATCCTGCACGAAAATGGGCTGGCCGGCTATAACTTCTCGGTGGAACATAGACAGCGCGGCCTTGTCGGTGCTGCGGCCAAGGTCGATCGTGATAATGTGGTCGTGAGGGCTGACGATGTTGCTGTTGAAGCTGGTGATGCGCTTACAGACCTTCGGTCCGCTACGGTTTTTGCCGCCAGGATCTCCCACGTAGTCCTCAACGTTTACGACCGGCCGGGAAGACGGATCTATGCACTCCGTCACCTTCTCCGGGTACTCGATGAAACCGTGCTCCGTTTCCGGAGGATCGGCCATGAGCATCATTTTGGCATCGGTGGGGTTGGTATCAAACTCGTCTTTGAACTCGAGAGGAACCCGGATGATGTTGGGTACTTTCTTCATTACCCCGTCCACCACCACGTCGATGGTTCCGTCCTCAAAGTCGAACCACTGGCCGCTGAACAGGTGTAGCGGCTTCACTTCCCAGGTTGCGGCCTTGTCGGTGTATACGTGGAGGTTCTTCAAGTTCGCCCGGTACATCTGCATGGTGAAGTCTTCTATCTCGCGCGGATAGGAAATGATGAAACCCTTGCCGCGCATACCGAACCGGGTGGTGCTAGAGGACTTTACGTTACGGTAAATCTTGGAGGCGTTGCGTGCCTTGTTGGTGCCCTGGAAGGCGGACGCTTCGTCGAGAACGTACACGAGCGTATTGAGACCTTCGGCGCTCTCATTGTCAGAGTTCTTGGAAAGAAGACGGATCAGCTTCGGGAAAATGATACCGTCCTTCGTGATGGTGACGTAGGGCTCACCAGCGTCGGGCTTGACCTGGCTGATGAACGCACCAGAGTTCCGGATCGGGTACTTGTCTTTGAGCCAGCGCCACCGGAGCACGCGCTGACGCAGCTTTTCGAAGAATACCTCGTTAGCCTTGGCGCCTGACGGGGCGATGTTCACGCAGTCCAGACACTCGCCTTCGGGCTGCTTGAAGTAGACCTGTGGCGACTTCATGCAGAGGCACAGGTAGCAGACGTAACACAGGATCAGCACGCACAATGTGTCTTTTCCGGACCCTTTACCCCAGGCGAGGATAGCGAGGGAGTTACCATTGCTGAATGCGGTTTGTGGGTCGTCGCCGATCATGAAGTCGAACACCATGTACTGCCGCTCGGAGAGCGGCGGGAAGTCCATATGGTCCTTCGATTCGACAAATTCCCTGAATCCGACCGGCTGCTCGATAAACTCTACGTCAGTGGTCACCTGGTTCATCTGCTCGGTGACGAACTTAATGGCGCTGTCTATCGTCTCATCGTGCACGAACTGTGACAAGCTGAAGCGCTTGGCCTTAATTACGGCGTTGCGCAGGCTCATAGTACACGCACCGTGTTATTTAGGATGTAAGTGTCACCTTCGTCGAGAACAACGTCGTACACTGGGTTGACGTCCACGTAGTTGACGTTGGTGATGCGGGAGAAAGTGATCACGTGATCGGATATAATGCCTGAATTTGGGTAATACGGGTTGTTGGAAACCTCAGCGATTGGTGCCACAGCTACCACGAACTGCGGCTGGAGCTGCCCGAGCGGAACACGCAGCAGGCTGGTCAAAGGGACTGATGAGAACGGGTGCTGCGGCAGGGAATTAACCAGAAATTTGTGCTGCGGCAGGGCGATGCTGCTGTACGTGGTGGTGCATATGCGCTGGACCAGGCACGCAGGCACCTGGACAACATGGCAACGGAACGGGCGCACGAACCGGGTAGCCCAGTCTATGCCCTTTATGACGCACTCTTCCTTGCTTTTGAAGGCAGGCGCCAGGTCGCTATACCCGTTTAGGATTTTCATTTTTTAAAGCTGGTCAGCTTGCTCAACAGCAGGCGCTGAAACTCGGCCATCTTGGCCGGGAACATGGTATTGACGGTCTCCTTGACCGCGTCCATGATGATCTGGTTCTCCATGCGGGCCTGCTTCGCCACGGCCTCACGCATCTCTGACGCAGATTTGGCGTGCTGGTTGATGGAGTCTACCAGGTTCCGGACTTCACCGACGTACTTGACGATGGAGGCTTCCACGTTCTTGTTTGAGTCCTCCGCGGGGGAGGTATTCTCCAGATCAGAAATTCGGTTAAGACAAGCGCGGACGAGGTTCTGCAGGAGCGCGCCCTGGGGGCCGGCGTCGACCTTCAGAATGTCGTCCACCTGCTCGAAGATCATGCTGAAGTCCCGCTTATTGACCGTCTCCGGCCGGAAGCTGGTCACGATGGTATTGGCCACACGCTTCAGGATGTTGGGGCGCTGGGGGATGCGGTCTGCCGGTATTTCCGACAGACTGGTCAGGAACTCGTACAGCTCGTCGAGCTTGTAATTCTTGGTGTAAACAGCGTATGCGTCTTGGCCCTTCTTGAGGGTCTCGAGCATCTCGATGATGGTGACGTTCTTATCCGCAAAGCGTGAGGTATCTATGCCGTCCATGTTATCCTTCTGCGTTTTCGTAGGCCAGAATGGTGGCAGTGATCTTGTCAGAGAGCTTCTGCAGCACGGCCGGGTCCTGCCAGAATATCTTATCCGGGGCGTCACCCTCTGGGAGCTGCTCGATAACGTGGAGGCGCTCCGCGGCGTACCACTCCACAATCGCCCTGGTGTCCTCGGCCAGCTCTGTGGGGTTCATGTCCTCCTCCAGGCGCTCGGCCATGGTGGAAACTATGGACTCCACGTGCTCCCGGATCTCCGCAGGGGCCTCGGCCGCCACTTCGGAAACCAGTGCCTTCATGTTGTGCTCTGGCTGCTCGCTGGCGGGGCCTGGGATGGCGTTTATGAGATCCTGCGCGCCCTCACCCTGGGATGCCGGAGCGTCCAAGGAAACTTCCTCATTGTGGCGCCAGTTGTTTTTGGCGGAGGGTATGCTGTAGTGGCCGGCAGAGTCCGTAAGCCCCAGCAGCTGACGTTCCTGGCCGGCTAACGAGCGCAGCAAGCTGCGGAGGACATCCGCTATCTTGCGGTGTGCCATGCTCTCCGTGGACCGCATCTGTTTGTCTGACCGCTGGCCCGACTCCGGGTTGACTATCCGAGATATGATCTCGGGGCGGAATATGGTCCGCTCCATCATCTGTATGTACTGGGGGTGTATCTTGGAGTACATCAGATCCTGGAAATCGGCGTAGGATTTTACGGACGAGTTTACGTACTTGGTCAGGAAGTCCACTTCCTGCTGATAAACCTGGTCAGCGATGCCGCCGGGCTTCTGCAGGAGATCCAGAACCTGCTTGCGCGCGGTGGCCTGGCGCTGGATGTCATCGTCAAAGACGTAAGGGAGGTACAGGCGGAGCGTGGTGGCTTCCTGGGGGTCTGTACCTAAACCTGTGCGGGGGCGCCCACCGGGGTGTTCGGCGTGCGTGGCTGCGGAAATAGACATAGGGTCTCCCATTATTAATATACAACTTTATACTTAATTTTTAATGAATTTGCCCTTGTATCGATACAGAAACTTCACCAAATAGGGGTATTTCTTGGTCGCCTCGAGCTTGGCCAGGACCGTTTTGAACATGATCGACACGTCTGGGTTGCTGACCTGCTCCACCTTGGCGATGTCGTAGAAGCTGTTGCCGGCCATGGCCAGCTGGAGGAGGGAATACTGCTTCTTGGTCAGGTCCACTTTGGCGGCAAAGTACTCGGAAACCATGTTATCGCACTGGAGGAAGTTGTACAGGTTCAGGATCTTGAGCCGGATGCGCCGGAAGTTGTCGGACAGGTGCGGCTGGGCGATCGCGAACAAGACGGACAGCTCACGCTGCTTGTACTTGCCTTCGGTTTTGGCCTTCAGCGCCTCGAGTATCACGATGTCCCGCTCCGAGAGGTAGTGCTTGCATATCAAGGTCATCCACCCCATCAGGTCCGACGTCTCAAGCTGGTCCATCTCCTTGATGACCTCTTCGAACGTGTAGTGGACGTTCTTGCCAAGCATCAGATTGGCTCCAGCACGAGATAGTTCGACCGGTTCACTATTATAAGCAGATTTTTCTTTAAGCATGTGGCCTCAACTTGGATATCTTTTCTCGTCATCGACGTAACTTTGCCCACGACTCCGGTGTACGGTCCCACAGCGATCCGGACGCGGCGCCCCACGCGCAGCCCGGCGTCATAGTTAGGCATCGCGTGCTTGTCCCCCGTCGTGACCATCTTCTCCAGCTCACGATAGGTCATGGAATAATAGTCCCCGCGCATGTCGCGGAGGAAATAAAAACAGAGGCTCGCCTTGTGGACGGCGGCCTCTATGGTGGTGAGGTGGGTCTCTTCATTTACGCCTATGAAGATGTACCCGGGGAACAGTGGTTCGGAGATCTCTACGCAATCGTCGCCGAACTTTGAAGTGTTTTTCTTACCTGGGATCCATGCTGAATACTCGTCGAGAAATTTGTAGGTTTGGGTCTGATATTGGCGTGAGTTTACCCACAGGATATACCAGTTCAGAGATCTATCGATTGTTTTGAGTCGGTAGCGTTTAGGGATCGGAAACATGTTTCCAAGAACTTCTGCTTGCCATGTTTCATCACATACTCATCTGGATCTATCTCCTCGTCAAGATCCACAATTACAGGCAGAATACCTCCTCTTCTTAAAGTGTCCGCAGCTTTCTCAGCTGCTTCCCGACCCGCGTCATCAGGGTCATAGCATATCAGCGCGCACCGGCAGAACCGTCTAAGTAGGCACATCTGATCCCATGATAAATATGTGCCTTGTGTCGTGACTACGTTGCCGATACCAGACTCGTACAACTTGAGGAAGTCAAACATCCCCTCAAGGACTATAGCATATTCTTGTTCTGCGATGCAAGCCTTAGTTTCGTGAAGTCCGTACAGGATCTCAGCGGGCTGCACGTTCTCAGTGGTGTCGTAGAAGAACTTGAGGCCGGGTGTACGGAAGGCTAGTCCCTTGTAAATACCGTGGAGATCGTACAAAGGGTAGACCAGGCGCTCACCTGCCGGCCAGGTGGATATTTTGTGGGACCAGAGGGGGTTGGCAGCTCCATACACCGAGCCGTCACGGTAGTAGCAGATGCCGAACTGGTCCAGGATCTTCCGGCTGACGTTCTTTTCGGCGAGAACGGTCGCTAAAGACTTGTTCAAGCGAGTTCCTCCATGTCACCAAGGTTCGGGCCACGCTTGATACCTACCGGGGTGGGCACGCAGAGAGGTTCCGTGGTCTCCAGGAGGGTCTTAATCTTGGGCCACAGCTCCAGGTGGTTCTTCTCGGACATCTCCAGCACCACGGCGTCGTGAATCTGGAAGCAGAAGGTGTAATCGTTCACGTCCGGAGGGAAGGTCTGTATCATGTTGATGAGCGCCAAGTTGGTGATGTCGGCGCCGTGCGACTGGATAGGGCTATTTACAGCACAACGGGCACACCCGGAGGCGATCGAGTTGATCGGATGGTCTATGCCATCCAGGTGCCGGATGCGGCCCAGGGGCGTGTAGACGCACTTAAACTGGCGTGCGTATTCTTTGACGTCCTCAATCCACCTGGCGACCCCGGGGTAGCCGGTGAAGAAGTTGTCATACAGGCGTTTGGCGTCGATCTTGCTCATGCCCTTGTCCTCGGCGAGCGTCTTCCAGCTCATACCGTAGATGATACCGAAGGAAACGCTCTTGGAGTTGGAGCGCTGGTCCTTGGTGACCTTGTCTGGAGCTATGCCGTACACCGTCGAGGCCATGACGCGGTGAATGTCGATGCCTGAATTGAGGTCAGCCAGCAGCTTCTTGTCCTGAGACAGGTGTGCCAGCACGCGGATCTCAATCTGGGAGAAGTCGAACTCGTAGTAGATGTAGCCTGGGCGTGCGGTAAAGGCCCGTTTGATGTCCTTGTTCTCGCGTGGGAGGTTCTGCAGGTTGGGCCGGGCCGACGCGGTGCGGCTGGTGTTCTGTACGCCCACCTTGTAGTCGGTGTGCACCCTGTTGTCCGCCTCGGAAAGGCGCAGAAGCGGGATAACGAAGGTGTTCAGCAGCGTGGATATCGAGCGGTACTCGAGCAGCATCTCTATCACAGGGTGCTTGCCCTTCAGCTTCTTCAGCGTATCCTTGTCAGTAGACTCCATCGTGTCTGTCAGGCGGATAACTGGCAGCTTCAGGACGTTAAACAGGACATCAGCCAGCTGCTCGTTGGCAGTGATGTCGAACACCTTGCCGACGGAGGCATGGATCTGTATCGTCAGGCCGGCTATCCGCTCCTCAAACTTCTTCTGGGTCCGCATCAGGTGCTCGCGGTCGGCGTAAACGCCATTATACTCCAGTTCCATGAAGATATTGTTGACCGGCATGTAGAGGCCGTACAGCAGGAACTCCAGGCGCTGCTCCTTGATCATAGGAGTCTGCGTGTTGAAGATGCGGAAGGTACAATCCACGTCGCCGCAGACGTAATATTTGAGGATCTCGCGCGGGATCTTAGAGTAATCGTGGGTGACGCCCAGGCGCTGCTTCACCTTCTCGAGCGCGTCGTCGTAACCGCCCATGTCGGTGTACACCCAGGCCAGATTCTTGAGCTTTTTGGACATCTGGGTCTCATCGATGATGTTGGAGGAAATGAGCGTGTCGAGGTAATACAGGCCTGAAGTTATCCCAAGCTCATAGCGTAAAATCTTGAGGTCGTACTTCCCATTGTGGAGGAGTAATTTCTTGTTTTCGAGGAACTTGTTCCACTTATCAATAAGCGGCTTCCGGCGCTCCTCGGGCCAATGGTTGGTATTGCCGTCGTCGAGCCACGGGAAGTATGCGGCTTTACCTGGCGCCCAGCTTACAGCCCAGCAGACCGTCTTCGTGTGCATGAAATCTTTGCCGCCGTCCGTCTCAATGTCGAGGGCGAAGTGCTCATACCCTTTGACCATCTCTATGAAGGTGTCCAGCTTATCTTCAGTCTCCAGAAAGACGTAATCGGTAGGTATTTTAGGAGCCACGCCGTGCACCGCAGCTTTGTGTCCGCGCTTGATGTTGCGCACGATCTGGGTCTCATGGTTGGCGTCCACGAAGATCGAGTCAATGTTGACGATGGGCATGAAAACAATGCCGGGATACTGTTCCAAATTGATGAGGCCGCCCTGGAGGAGCTGGAGGTTGGCCTTGCGGTCCCCAAGGAACAGCTTGAGCACGTCGGGACCCTCAAGGATGACCAGTTTTGGGGCCACAGAGCGTATCTCTTTCTGGAGGTACTCGAAGCAGGCCTTGGCGTCCTTGACTTTAGGCTTCTTGAGTTTGGGGCCGCCGAAGCACTTCACCAGGTAGGTGATGTAGACATCGCGCCGATCCATCTCGGCCTTCTTTAAGATCCGGTTTATCAGCACGCCGCGGTCGCCCAGGTAGGGGCGGCCGAACATATCGTCAGTCTCTTCCGGCTGGGGCCCTATCCACATCATGGTGGGCTCGTAGCTGCCCTCACCAGTGACTATCTTCTTGCGCACGGCGTAGCGTGGGCAGCGGTTGCAGTCACACGGCACAATGCTCGCGATCTTGGCCTTGTCGGTCTCGCGAGTGATTGCGTAGTCGAAAACTAATGGTAGGTTCAGCTCAAGGTCGTTTTGCATGCGGTCTTCATCCACAGGTCAAAGTCAGGCATCCAGTCAGTTTCGGAGTCGAAGATTTCGTACTTGGAGTTCCAGGGCTGCGGGATAAGGTAAGCCTCTCCGCCGGCAGCTATAAATTTGTCCACGTTATCATCCCGGTCGTCGATGAGGATGGTGTTCGGGCGGGCCAGGATCTGCTTGTGGACCGTCATGAGCATAACGCGCGTCTTGTACGCCGGCATGTTCTCGTTGATCCACCACAGCTTCCCTGCCCAGGCTTCAGGGTGATCCATCGGATAGGAGGCCAGGTACACATCTGTGGAGCACGCCTCGCATATGCCCAGGATCTCACGGCCGCGGCGGTCCCACTTCATCCTCGCCCAAAACGGAGCAGAGTAGCAGGCCCGGTGAAGGGAGTCCATGGTGTGCCGGCCGCGACTGGCGGCCACAGCAGCTGGGAACATGTCGTAGCAGCCTGCTTTGTAGGGGTATAGCTCCTGGTTATAGTACAGGCCTAACGCGCGATGAAGCCCGCCAACGAAGTCTACAAGAACTCCGTCCATGTCGAGGAATACCGTTTTCATTTCATTTCACCTTGTACTTTCGGTACTTCAGGATTCCCCAGACTTGCTCTTTCCAAGCGGTCAGGGTTGTGTCGTTTATGCCGCGGAACAGGAACTCGGCGCTGATGGTATTGTAGCATTTCCGGCGCCCGATTAGCAACACCTGCTTCACCACCATCAGTGGGATAAAACCCCGCCGGCGCTGGAGCATAGCAATGTCGCGTGCGTCTGTAACGCGAACAGCATAACCATCCAGGTGCCGGCGGAATTGAACAATGCGCATGTTATCCTAGCTGCGGGGTAAGCGACGCGGACATCTCCACGAAGAACGAGCTGTTCGACGCTGCGGTCTTCCTGCCTGCCATGTGCAGGATAGGGCAGCGGGTGCTCGTGGGCGGATACACTTCACGTTCCGCGTAGTCAACCTTGTTCATGAGGATACCGGTGCGGAACGACCCAGCGTTGATCAGGAAGCCTTCCTTTGTGCGAACTTCCGGAGGTCTTTCCTTGGTGTCATAGTAACGGGAGAACGGTATGAATTTGGGCTTGTGGCTGTGCCCGCGGATAAAGACGTCTACAGCGCGCCACTGGTACGAAACCTTCTGGAGCTCGTTGATGTCGCTGGCCTCGGTCACGCCGGAGCCTTTGCCATGATGTATGTGCATCTTCACTGTGGACACCCCGGAGGTCTTGTACTTGAAGTTAAGCCGCAGCAGGGCCTGGCCGGCGCCGAGGTACGGAACTTTGTTCTTGGCGCACAGGTACTGGACAGAGCTCAACCCATTGGCGTACACCCGGTAGTGGTCACCGTCCAGGAAGCCCAGGCAGCGGGCGGGCTTTATCAGCTTGTTGAGCTTTGGGATGACGAACCTGTCCATCCAACCGAGGTGCTGCAGGTCTTCCTGCTCCATGGCCTCCATGCGGTCGTTGAACATGGCCCGGCGCAGGAGCCGGGTAGTAGGGCGATCGTCGTCTGTGACGTCCCCCGGGCAGATGAAGTATGCGTACTTGTCGTGCCTGACGATGTCAGCCAGGGCATCGAAGCTGCGCTGCATGAACGCTGGCGATCCGATGTGAAGGTCCCCAATGCAGTACAGATTCATCAGTGGACCGGTAATATCTACGCCGAAGTCGAAGTCTTTAATGAGCATGAAAAATCTCCCGTACCTACAGATACGGTATCACGCCTGGGGAACGTACTTACCTTCGATGTCGCGTGAAAGTACCAGCGCGTTCTCGAAGGCGTTCTTCAGTTCCGGGAGGTGTGACACCAGCAGGATCTGTTCGAACTCGGGTTCAATTCGTTTGAGTAAGTCTACAAAGGCCATAAGCCCAGCGTCGTCCAAGTATGCGAGCTCATCAATAATCATCAGGCCCAGTTTATGGCCGGATTTGAGGTAGAGCAGCTTGGCCAGCGCGAGACGTATCGCCAGATAAATCCGTACGGTTTCCCCGCCGGAGTAGAGAGCGATATCACGCTCCCCATTGATGTCGGACACCATGATATTCAAGGTTTCCGAGGTCTTCGCTGTGGTCGTATTCGTTTTGACCGTCTGGAAGGTGACATGGATTTTACCGTCGGACAGTATGCCCATGTAATGGTCGAGGTACTGCTGAAGCTCCGACAGGTAATTCTCCAGGATAAGTGTGGGGATGCCTGTGGGGCCGAAGGCTTTCACCAGTTCAGTGTTGACGTTATGCTTGCGTGTGAGATCCTTCAGCTCCTGCTCCAGCTGCGCCAGGTTCTGCTGGATCTTATCTTTCTGTTCGAGGTTGTACGTTGCACGGCTGCGGGCGTTCTGGTAGGTCCCAAGTGTGGCGTGCGCTGACCGGCGCTGGTCTATGAGTGTGTCGTGGAGCTTGGACAGCTCAACTTTCTGTTCAGCAATTTCGTCCACCACGGGCATGCTTTTCCTTTTAAGGGCCACCATCTCCTTGGCCGCCGCAACTGCGGCTACCATGTCATTGATGACAGCGAGGTACTCGGTCGACACTTTCTCTTTCTGTTCCATCAGGGTCTGTAACTTCTTCACCGCGTACTCGTGAGAATCTTTTTTCTCCCGCTCTACTATGAGGTCACGCGACAGAGAGGACACGCTGTTCACGATAGCGGACAGCTTTGCTATCTCCTCCCCTATATTTTGGAGATTTATACTTAATTTGTAAACTATCTCACTCTGCTCTTTTACTGCCTGATCCAGGTTGCTTATTTCAGTGGTCAGACCGTCCCTGTACTCATTAAGGTGTTCCTCGGTCATTGTGACTCCGCACAGCGGGCACTTCCCCGACGGGATATTGGCTAACTTCTTGTTGAGAGCTGTAGCCTCACCGATGTACTGGCGCTGCTGGCTGTTGGCCTGGACGATCTCCCGGTCAATGGCCTGGTGCTCCGCGCGCTTGCCCTCCAGAGCCGGCCTGGTGGACTCCGCGATCGCTATCTGTGCTTCGATGCCGGACATAACCGCAGGGTCGGGGGGAGTGTCTATTGTGTCCTCAAGACCAGCTATGTTCTGGTCAATAGTATTGAGTTCCCGCTCGTACCGGTTCTTGCTTTCGAAATGCCGCAGCTCCAGGATCTGCGCGGCATGGTCTGCTTCCCGGATCTCTTTGTCAATACGGTCGGCGTCCGCGGTCTTCTCGGTCAAGGAGGCGATGAGCACCGCGGCTTCGGTTATCTGCTTGGATAGTTCAGCCTCGGCGGCCTCTGCCTTGACGATCTCTGCGTCCGCGTTATCCACATCTGCCTGGGTGCCGGGCAATGACTCGAGGTCTGCCTGGGCGCGGGCTACAGCATGGGTGATGTTGCCCATGTCGGTTTCGGACTTGGCCGCCAGCTGCCGGGCTTTGGTCTCCAGGTCCAGGTAGTTGTTCATCCCGAAGATCTCGGTGAGGATGTCCTTGCGCGCTGAAGGGAGCTTGTCCACAAAAGCGGACAGGTTACCCTGTGCGGAGTACACGGTGTTCTGCCAGACCACTTCCGGCATGCACAGGAACTCCTCGGGGGTCAGAGTCATTGGCTTGTCGTTGGTGATGTCCTTAAAGGTGGTTTTCTGGGCTGATCCGGTCTTTTTACGACGGATTATCTCGTATTTGGCGTCTTTATGGCTGAATGTCAGGGTGGTCTTGTACCCTGAATCCACCGGCACGCCGCACTCCTGGTGGATCATTCCGTCCAGGTTTTTACCTACGGCGGAGCCATACAGGCTGTAGTTGATGCCTGTGATGAGGCTGGACTTGCCGGTACCATTGCTGTGGGCCAAGTCGGATTCTATGCAGCCCATTACGGCCAACACGCCGGAGTATTTCGACAGATCTATGTCGAGCTCCACCCATCCCATGAAATTCTCAAGTTTCAGACGTTCAAGCTTCATTTAAGATCTCCATGCCCGCGTCGAATATGGCCACACCAAGCTCCTTGTCCGCATACGTCTGCTTCTCTGACCACATCCGGAAGGCGTCCTGGGCGGTCATGTGGCCGGTGAACGCAGTGTCCCGGGCAACTGTGTCGTCCGTGGAGTCAAAAGCAACCTTGACGATCTTGAACGGCTTACACTGCTTGAGGTGCTCTATCACCGCATGCCGGTTGATCAGGTTCAGGTCCTGCTTATGCCCGGTGACCACCACCTTGACTACAGCGTCGTTCATAGCCTCCGCGGCGGCCTTTATGATAGATACGATAAGCTCGGTGCGATCCCCGTCTCCCAGGGCCGCGCTGACCTTCTCGCCTACTCCGTGGAAGCTGAACTCCTTCTTATTGAGGTCTATCCCTATCTGGAAGAACTTCCGGGTGTTGAGCGGCACGAACTCATAGCTCTTCTCCGCCAGGTCGTAGACCACAAAACCCATCTGGTCGTCCACGTGCTTGAACGTGGTGCGCTCCGGAGGGCTGATGTAGGCTACGATGGGATCCTGCTGCAGGACCATATGCTTGTGGATGTCGCCCATGAACATTGGCGCCGCGAGCACATCCTTGAAATCGGACAACATCAGCCCGCGCTCATCGTTAGGGTTGATGGGCCCGTCCAGGCCGTCCATCACCAAAGTGTGGGACAGCACCAGGCTGGCCGCTGACGACCGCTTTAGCACGTCCCGGAAGGCCTCTTTGTACGTGCTGCCGTTGGGGCCTTTGCGGCGGAGGTAAGCCTTGCACAGGTGAGGTATGAGCATCACCACGTAGGACTTGTCCCCGTCGCGCAGTATCTGGGATTTGGGCTCATTGTAGACCAGGACGATACGCTCGCTGCCGATGTCCACGAACTCGCTCAACGCATGCTGAATGAAGTTCTGCTCCTTGTCGTTTACGTCGTGGTTGCCCATGACGATGGTCACGTCTATGCTGGCGAAGACAGCCTTCGCCAGCACGGCGTGGAGGGCCATTCTCTCGGCCGAGGACGGCTTCCAGTTGCGGTACATATCACCGACGATGAAGATGTGCTTAAGCTTATGATCGATGGCGTAGTTCACAATCTTTTCGGTCGACGCCACGAAGTCTTCAAGCCGGTTGTTGCAATCGAAATGCCAGTCCGCGGTCAGGAGTATTTTCATTTTTTGGTCTTCTTTTCAGGAGCTTCGACTTTGCTTTCAGTGTCCGAGTGGATGCTCTTAACCGGCATGGACTTCAGCGCGGCTATAGCGTCGGTCACATCCTTACGGATGGTGACGTACACATCAGGGTTTGCGGTTATGGTCTCCACCAGCTTATCGTAGCCGATGCAGATCTCCGTTTCCTTGTAGACGTACGTGGTCTTCACTTTGGTGATGATGCCGGCCGCGATCGCGGCGTCCACCACGTCGGCCACCAGGTTGAGACCCTTGCCGCCGTTAAGCAGCTGGAAGTCCGTGGACAGGTAGGCCTCGCTGACCTTGCTCTTGTCCACCTTCACCTCGATGATGTGACCTACGACCTTCTCGGCTTTATCCTTGATCTTGGACTTCTTGTTGACCTTGAAGCGCAGGGACGCATAGAACTTCAGCGCCAGGCCGCCGGGGGTGGTTTCGGGATTGCCGTATACTACGCCCACTTTGTTGCGGAGCTGGTTGATGAAGATAAGGGTGGTCTTCGTCTGAGCTGCGATAGCGGTCAGCTTGCGCAGGGACTGCGACATCATGCGGGCCTGGGTACCTACGAACTGCTTACCCATTTCAGCCTCGATCTCACACTCGGGCACGAGGGACGCCACAGAGTCGATGATGATCAACTGGACCTTGCCGGTGGAGGTAAGCTTCTCTACCGCACGCAGTGCGTCCTCACCGCCATAAGGCTGCATGGTTATCATCTTCTCTACGTCCACGCCCAGGTTAGCTGCGTAGGCCGGATCGTGCGCGTGTTCTGCGTCCACCAGGGCCACCAGGCCGCCGTTGCGCTGAACCTCTGCGGCTATGAGCAAGCACATTGTGGTCTTGCCGGAGCTCTCCCAGCCATAGATCTCGATGATGCGCCCGAAGGGCAGGCCACCGTTAAGGATGTAGTCGAGGCACAGAAGGCCGCTGGGGAACTTCTTGATATTCTCTATCTTGGTGTCGGTGCCGGCTCCGGCCACGTCGATACCCATCTTCTGTATGGACGCGAGGGCAGATGCCAGCGTGGGGATTACTTTAGGTTTCTTCTCTTCTTCTTCGTCGGTGGGTTTACCCATGTTATTTACCTCCGGAGACTTTGAAAGGGTTCAGGATCTGGATGATCCAGAGCAGACAGACGCAGTGCCACCACGGGAGGTGGAGGTACTGGGCCGGCAGGAACGTGAAGTATACGGGTGCCATATAGTTCCAGAGGAAGTACAGGAAGGTGCCGGATACTGCGGCTATGGCGATGATGCCGCCGGCGAGCATAAACGCACCGGTGACCATGGTGATGAGGGCTAACAGTAGTTTCATTTTTAGACTCCTGTGGTGTTGGTTTTCTTGGCGAACGGAAGGCCGGTGGGCCCCTCGATCACGGCGTAGCCGGCAGGGAGCTCTATAGATCCCTCCTGCTTGAAGCTGAACCAGCGCATCTGGCCTCCGCGCTCGTTCTTCTTCTCATGAAGGAAGTAAGTCTTCCCGTTCTTAGCGATGTATGAGTAGTTCATGTGTTCTCCTGATTACTTGACTGGCATCGCCCTGATGTCGACGATGTTGTAGAAGTCTCCGTTGGCCACTATCTTGGCCTGGAGCTGCTGGTTTACAAAGAGTGTGGGGTTGAGCTTGTCGTCGATGTCGGACAGGGATACTTTGCATACGCGTATCCACTGGTACAGCGCGCGGCCGGGGATAAGAACCGGCTCTACAAGCTGGCTGGCCTGATATGCGTTGGTGCGGGCGCCCTCGGTCACATCAACGAAGAACTTCAGCATGTTCTTCTTTACGCCATTGCGCGTAATCGGCATGTTCCTTACATCGGTCACGGTGACGGTTCGCCACCCAATAGCAGTTGCATTAGACATGTCTTCCTCCTGGTTCATCTGTCGGGCCCTATCAGCCTATCGTCGGGACGAACTATGTTGTGGTGCCAGTTCGGGTCTTTTATCTCGAGCTTGTTAACTACGCAAAATGCGTTCACCAAATCTGCTGCTGACGTTGCGAGATGCTTTCCTGAAAAGGGGCCGGAGACTGCGTTGCGGCTGGTGAGCCAGCCCATAAAGGCATACAGCGCTTCGGCCCCATTCAGTTCGGTCATCTGTGCCCGGTGGGGTCGAGATACAGCATGCTCTGGAACAGCTTGATCTTCTCGCGCAACACGTCCACGGACTTCTCCAGGTTGCCGTGCACGTACATCACGGAGAGGTGGTATGCTTCAGCCATGAGCTTGGACTCGCTGGCGGAGACGAGATCCCGGGCGGAGCCGGCAGCGATGTTGTTGGCGGCGGCCGCACGCATGTCCGCGGACTTCAGCTTGACGTCGTCCCGTACTGCCTCGGAGGTCATGGCGGAGTTGAGGGTGAGTTCTTTGTTGAGCTTGTTGGCATCCACCATGGTGCGCGCCAGGTGGAGGTTGTTGATCGAGTCGATCGCGAAACGGCCGGCTTTATTGAAGTTGTTTGCGACCTCGCATATCTTCGTGTTGATCGTGTCCGGGGAAAGATCCGTGATGTCCAGGTCAACGAACAGTGTCTTCAGGACCGCGAGGTTGGCCTCGTACTCCTGCATTGTCATCAGTCTTTTATCCATGTGTTTTAAGCTCCTCTATGATTTTAACGAACCGAGAGTATGTCTCGAAATCGATGAAGTGTTTGTGTGAAATTTCAACGTCCAGTTCCGTGAGCCTCTTTGTATAAGCTAATGTATTACGGCTCCGATTATCATAGCAAAATTTGGCTAGCAAAAGCAAGAGGGGTTCACGGTAGTTTACGATCCTCTGTTTGAGCCGTACGTCCAGCAGCTCCCTGATGTCGGTGTCCTTGTCCCAGATCCCGTCGATGACCTTCCTGGGCACCTTCTCGGCATACGCCACGAACTGGGACTTGGACCAGCCCCGCTTGCATGCGAAGCAGAAGAAGGTGTCGCTCTCCGGGTAGATGAACATGTTGGGGCTGCCCTTGTCCCCATGGAACAGGCACAGGCCCCGCAGCTTGCCTCCGACTGGGCTGAAATCAAAGCCGTAGTCCTGCGCGATAGTGAGCAGGTCCCAGCTTCGATAACGCTTGATCTTGTTCAGGTCCATTACATTGGCAGTTCTTCAGACTGCATAACCGGCGCCGGCTCCATGACCGACACCTCCTCGGCCATGATCTCGTGCTCCTGCATCTTCATGCGCTCGAAGTTGGCCTTGATGGCGAAGCGGACCTTGGGCCCGTCGCGGTGCTTGATCAGCGCGCACTCCAGGTCCACCACACCGGACGCCATGGCCTGCTGCTGGTCTATGGCACGCAGGGACAGGATGATGTCGGCATGGTTGGCGATGAACTGTGACAGGGCGATGTGCTGGACGCCATAGGTGCTGCCCTTCTCTTTTATGCCCTCGCGGTTGACCTGGACGGCGGTGATGACCGGAATCTTCTTGATGCGGCCGATCCGGCGCAGCTCCGCGGCGATCTGCCCCATCTTCTCATGGGTCTCCATGCGGCCCTTCGAGTTGAGGTCCATGATCTGCATGTAGTCTACGACGAGAATATCGAACTTGAGGGGCATCAGGTCGTTTATTTTGGCTTCAATGAACTCCGGGGTGCACCCGACAGGCTTATCCACGACGTAAAGTATGTTTTCTTGCCTCTTTTGGGCCTCTAAAGCCGCTGCCAGGCGCAGCTTCTCGGAGTCATTCAGGGTGCCCATTTTGAGGTCATTATAGCCCACCATGGCGTGTAAAGCGTCAAAACGGCGCATCATGTCGGGCCGGTAGTTCTCCACGGTGATATAAAGGACGTTGGCCTTGGCTTTCCAGGCGTTATGGGCCACGTTCAGCAGCATGGCGGACTTACCTTCGCTGGTGCCGGCCGCAATGATTATGATCTGGCCAGGGTACAGGCCGTTGGTGGCCTTATCTAGGGTGGGGAAGCCCGTAGGCACCCCCGGTTCGTTCTTGGCGTTAAGGTAGGCGGCCGTGCGGTCGTCCACAGACTCAGCCAGAGAGGCCTCGGAGCTGAACTCGTCGATATCGTGGGTGATATCAAAGAACTCCTTCTGCATGAACGGAGCCACATCCTCCAAGGCGTTGGCACGGTACAGTTCGGCAGCCTTGGTCAGAGCCGCGCGGAGCTTGGATTTCTTGAACTCCTGCTTGGCGGTATTGATGAGGAACGCCATCGGCGCCGTAGCGTCGGTCAGCAGGACTTCATCGTAGGCCGTGAGCAGCTTGCCGCTGACATCGTCGTCAGCCTTGGAAGCCCCCAGCACGCGTACCAGGCTGGCACGGGAGAGGACTTCATTGTAGCTGCGATAGTAGTCTGACGAGATCTCGAAGAGGATCTTGAACCGGTTCATGTCCGCGTCAGCTTCCTCAATGAAGATGGACGCCTTCAAGTTCTTCTCGTTGACGATCTTAAAGTTGGCCTTGTCAGAGAACAGTTGTTTTAGTATCTCTTTTTCCACTGCCATGTTAGGACTCCTTAAAATTTCTCGATGCTGTCCATCCCGAAGCGTGCTTCCGTGGGGCTCATTATCGAGCAGCCGAACTCCTTCTGCAGAACTTCACGGTGCTCCAGCATCAGTGGGTTTACCGTGACGGTGAACACAGTGGTCTTCATGCGCTTGGCAAGGAGCAGCTTGTGCGCGAACAAGGTCCAGGACTCGAGCGCGTCTCCGGTAGCCTCGGCCATGGCGGGCACGAGCTCCTTGAATTTGGCCATCACCATATCATGCGGTGTGGCCCGAGGCTTGCGCTTCAGGACCTTTTTACGGGCAGCTTTGAACTGCTTTGCGGTTGCGGGTTTTTTCTTGCTTCCCAACTTTATAATCTTTTTCTTCGGCGGCATAGATCCTCCTACAGCTCGATGGAATCCCGGAAGTTAGGTCCCGTGAATTGAATGCGGAGCATGTGCTCCTTGATGATGGACGCGATGCGGGCCCCGGACGGATTAGCCAGCGCCATCTGTGTTATGTTCTTGTGCGACGTCAGGATATTCGGCTGCAGGTTGTTGCAGCGGGTGCGGACCACTTTGTCCAACACCGAATCTACATACGCGATCTCATCACGGATGGGACGGTAGGCATAGCCCATGTCATCGATCATGAGGTACGTGGTGTTTTGAAGCACATACGCGAAGGCTTCCCTATTGCGGATGATGTTGTCCATGCAGTCGTTCAGCGTGGTGAAGTACGCCGAGTAACCTTGGCGCAGCGCCTCAATAAGTACAGCGCAGCCCAGGTACGTCTTCGCAGTGCCCTCGCCACCCCACAGGTACAGGCCGGTGCCGTCCTTGCGCTTCTTCTTCATGTGGTCGATGTATGCCTGGAGCTGGGCCTTGGGCTTCACTGACTGCGGAGACGTGATAACGTCCAGAGAAGCCTTGCGATACTTCAGCGGGATGTTCGCACGCACCTTGCGCACCTCCACGTCGTAGTCATGGTAGCAGGTACAGCTGAGGTTTAGACCATGGCATTTTTGGCAGCCATCGATTATTTTCTTTTTCTCATTCGTGAGGTAATCGATGTCGTTGACATTGCCGGGCTTGTCGGTCATGTTAATTCCTCTGGTTGTTGTCACCGACCAGCTTCTTCTTTATTTCGAAGAGGTGGCCTTCGGTGCGGCCGGCGATGCACGCGTTACAGATCGTGACGTCGACGCGCTTGGTCGTATCTTGACGCATGCACTTGGGCAGCTTCATGAACAAGCAAGGGTTTGTTGCCGTGCTGCCGCCAGGTGCGCCTGCGCTGTTGCCATTAGGTTCGTTATTCATCGACTTCTCCTCCTGCGAGTTTTAGGTTATATTTGACTACGGCTTTGTAGGTCTCTTCAAAGGCTTTGGTGCATGCTCCACCAGCTTCGCGAGCAAGGTACTCTGCCCCAAGCTGGGCAAGGCAGTACGCGTCGCACTCGTCGTCTTCCTCAAAGCTGGTACCGAACTTCTTGAACGCGTGGAGCAGCATCACGTTCTTCTTGGCGGCTCCGCTGCCGGTCACGTACTTCTTCAGCGTGCCCGGGGCGACCACGATCAGCCGCTTACCTTTAAGGTGTATCACGCGCTTGATGATGCCACCGCACTCGCCCAGGCCAAAGGCTTGTCCGTGGGCAGCGAAGGCGTAGCCCTCCATCAAGCACAGGTCCGTCTTCGGCGGGATCCAGCGGGTAACCACCTCTTCGATGTACATCAGGCGCAACACGCCGCGGACTGTGGGCTTTATCTTGGTGGTGGAGTAGCGAGGGGCCTCCGGAGCCATTATAGCATTATCCGGGTGGATCAGAGCCAGGCCGGTTCCGGTCAGGGACTGGTCGATGCCTACAACCAGGTAGGGGTTAGCCATGGACGATTGCCTTCTCTGCCGCGGCGAGTGCGTCGGCGTAGGAGATCTGCTGGAGATCTTTCCAGTCTGCAGCCAGGATCTGCTGGGCCAGACGTTCACTCTCGTGCTCGGCGTTAGCGTCGTAGCGCTTGGAATGGAAGTCGCAGAAGGTGATAGTGGCGCCGATGCCCATCTGCTCTCCGAGAACCTCAACTACGTGCATCTCATTGAGGAAGCGACAGTCGCCCACGCACACGCTCTTACCTGCCTGGAGCGCCGCGATGGCTGACTGTGCCCAGGCGTTGGTCCAGTAGTCGGGATCTCGCTTGCGCATGGCGTCAGTGCCCACACGTTGGAGCAGCCGGCGGCCGGTCATGGCGTAAGGGTAGTCGTGGACGCACTGTTTGTTGAACAGGCCCAGGCTATCCCGCTGTAAATTGCCTGCCAAGGCCACATTTGGGTGCTGAAACCCGATAATGTACTCCTTGAACTCGTCGTACCGGGCCCGGATCGGGAAGCCGATAATGTCCTCGCACATGTCGATGAGGGCGTCTTTGAAGTCGATTTGGACGTAGCTGGGGTCTTTTTGGATGTGAAGTTTGGCCTGGTAGTCCTTACCACTGCCTATTACACCCATTTTCACGTCGATGCAGGGCATTACAGGGTCCTCTTTACGAACGGAGTCTTGACGCGGCAGCACTCGCGGAACTTCTTGCCGGAGCCGCAGAGGCAGAGGTGCCAGCCTTTAACGCCGGACTGGAGCTGCTTCACAGTAGGCTCTACTTTGGTTTCTATCCACCAGTTGCCGTTGACCTTGACGCCGCGGCGGCCCCGGGGCAGGTCCTGTATGTTCTGCTTCTCCTCGGGGGTGAGGTGTTTAACTTCGCCAGTTTGTTCTTGCATTAGAATCTCCTTTCCTTTTCATATATCGCGTCCTGATCTGCGATCTTTTTCTTCAGCTCGGGGTTCTCATACACGTTCCCGATAACCTCAAATCTGGTTGCCTCATCAAACTCGAACCAGTCGCCAAGCTCGTCCTGGATGAACGTGTCGCACAGGAAAGGGAGCCAGCGGCCGGCAGGATCCCACACCACCTCGCGAATAAGGCCTGGACCGTCCACGCCACGCGTGCGAGTATAGAACTGAACCACGTCTCCGGCGAATATCTTGCGCTTGTTTTTATCGGGCTGGCCGGTGAAGGGCAGCAGGATTCCTTGCTTGCCGATACTGAACTCCGAGGTGTCCTTCTTTCCGTCCTTGTTCAGATAAAACCCACGGAAGTGCTTGGTCTTAAAGTGTATGGTGTAGACATCGACCATGTGCCACTTACCTTCATAATGGGACTTGTGATAAGGCTTGCCCGGCTCCAGCTCATCCTCTATAACGTTCTTCCAGCACCAGTTGTATACCCAGGCCTTGTACTCAGGGTCGTGCATCATGCCTCCGTGACTATGGCGCCGGTGATCGCCAAGATCTTAGCTGTAGAGATGGCGGATTCCACGGCGACGCGGATGGACTTCACCGAGTCGATTACTCCGGCATCAAGCATGTTCTCGATCTTGCCGGTCCTGACGTTGAACAGCTCCACCGGGTTATTGGTGATCCGGTTTAGTGAAGGCACGTCGCCAGTATAGTTAGCCATAAGGGCAGTATACGGGAACTGCATGCCAGTATACAACGGCGTAGGAATGTCTGGGTTTGCGCGGAAAGGGAACTTGCGGAATACCTGGTAGCCGCCGGGGATGTACCCTTCGCTCTGGGCGCCCCGGACGGCGTGCACCGCGGTCTCTACCTTCTGGTAACCTTCCTGCCGCTCACGCTCTGTGTAGCCGCCCACGCGCAGCACAGCGGCCTTCCCGAGCAGATTGCTGACGCGCTCATTGACGGCCATCTTCAGAACGTCACTGCGCACCTTGGCGGTCTGCCGCTTGATGCGCTTGATGTACTCTTCCGGCACAGGATTGGTGGAGTATATCGTACAGTAATCCTGACCCACCACCACGCGGGGAGCTGTGCCCAGGTGCTCCACAGTGGGCTTGGAGCTCATGGCGTAGCTGACGGGAATCCCGCCGGTGATCATCGCCAGGTCCTCCAGCGCCTGGAATTGCCCGAAGCTGAATGAGGGTGCTTTGATAGCAATGATGTCTAACGCGCCGATATTATGATTGTGCGTAAGCAGTGACATGACGTCCTGGCTCAAGCTGTTGGCCATAACGATCAGCGGCACTTCGGCCTTGTTAGCAGCCATGAGGATCTTGACCATGGATGAAACGTCGTCGAAGGCACCGTCAGTGAATATGATCTTGGGGCTGGCAAACTCCTTGCGCTTGCCTTTGAGGAAGTGATAAGACAGCGGCGCTGTCTTGAAGGTGAAACCATTGCGGTACTCTACGCGGACCTGGGGGATGTCATCCTGGACTATGTCGATGTGGGCGAACTGTCCGATCTGGTAGCACATGTCGCCGATGAGCGCCCCTACCTTCTCATCCTTGGCCGCGGTGATAGCCACCGCTTTCATGATCTGCTCTTCCTGCCCCGGCAGGCCCCAGCTCTTAACCGCATCAACCTCACCCTGCAGGTGGGTAGCAAAGTCAGCGCCAATGGTCTCCAGCCAGTCGTGGACGCGCCGCGGGTGGTAGCCTGCGACTATAAGCTGCCGGGAGGCCCGGACAAGCCCCACGGTAAGCACAGCAGCCAGGCTGACCCCGGAGCCGGCCTTGGCGTACACGTCAGCGGCCATGTCCTCCACGAGCTTGATGGCTATGTTCTCAAAAGGATCGTCGTGCTTGATGAGAGTTAACAGACCGGAGTATAGGCTCACAGTTTTACCTCCACAGAAAATGGTGCCCTTGTCCGGACCGAAGGACGTAAGCAAAAGCGGAGCTATTTTATCAAGACCCGTGGTTATCGGGTTGATCGGTGTGTCGAGTAAGATTTTTTTCATACAGGTCAATGTCCTTGTTCATCTTATCTACGACGGCGGATAAGCTGACCCCGGACCACACATTATTACGCGTAAACTGCCTGGCTGCCTCGAGCGATACAATACAGGAGTGGTCTCCAAAATGCTCGTCGAGACAAGAGGGGAAAGTTATTGAAACAATACCCTCGTAACCTTTACCAAAGTTACAGCTGCCGATTTCTCGGTGTATGATTTTCAGCAGACGTTCCCGTGCGGAAACGAAGGCCATTAAGTCCTGCGCTGTTATTCCCATCTACCCCTACCTGCGTTTTAAAAATCGAAGTTGTCATAAGTTAGGAAGACTGACATGGCGAAAGGCATCCCCACCCTTATATGCTTCTGTTCCTTCTCGCTCCACGGATAGTGCGTGAGGTACACGCCGGTGTACTGCATGTCCGAACTTGTGACCGGCGGCCGCATTTCCAGGGCCCTGACGGCCATTATCGTGGAGCTGGCTACTTGAAGGTACCGAGTTATTATATCATACGCAGGATTTAATTGCAACGAGAGGTGCGCCGCAAGCTGCACATCATCCCTGTAAACGAAAGCAGGATCCACTACGTTCTCCGTCGCAAATGTGAGACGGACGTTAATCTGCCGGGTCGCGCGCGTGTACGCGCAGGTGGGCACTATCGCCCAGTCCTCGAGGCGTGAGCGCAGCGCCGAGGAGATCTCGCTCAACTTACCTGACGACGGGCGCATGGATAATTTGTCGGCGGCGTAGTCATGCGCAGAGTGGTACCAGCTCTGGATAGCAAACAGCATCGGGGCCTTCTCATTAAGGCTATGCGCATGCGCGGCCAGCTCCGCGTAGTCCGACCAGTGGAGCGGCAGGGTATTATTTGTCGGCATCTTTCTTCTTCCTCTTCGCCCGAGGTTTAACCTTTGTCCGGGCCGGCGGAGGAGTGGACGAGATCATGATGTAGTCCGGGAAGGTCAACAGCGTGTTGGGCGCGCTCAAGGCGCAGAGTACAGTCTTGGTGATGTGCTCGGTCTCCTGCTGGTTCAGGGGCTGCCGGGTGCTCCAGACGTAGAAGACCTCGCCGAACTTGATAGTGTCAAGCACCAGGGAGTATTCTTTCTTGTTCTCGAAGTGCTGCTTCACGCCCAGGACGGCGTCGAGATTTTTCTTCGTCTCTTTCGGATCGGCGGCCTTGATGCTGTGCATCAGCTTGCGCACCTGGTCCAGCTCATGACGGGTGAGCATATACTTATCGTCCTTGACTTTGATCTTCACCACAGATAAAGAAATCATGTTGTCCTTAAGCGGCCTTCTTAATGCGGAGCTTCGCGAGAAGCTGGTTAACCATAGAAGACACCTTGAAATATTCTTTGGCTATTGTGACGGTAGCTTTCTGCTGCGCGCACAGAGGGCAATTCTTCCCTACGTGAAACATCGGCGCATGCCCCTTGCGGCAGTAAGTAAATCTGGTTGTTGTTGCTGGCATAGTTTCTCCTTGCCCCATGATGTTATATGGTTCACGTCGCCGTGTCAATAGCGACCAGCGAATCTCCGGAGCGCCGGCAGGATGGAGTCTATGCCACCTTTAACCTTCCAGTCCATGATGAACGCGTTGAGGCCGGTGATCACTATCCCACAAAACTTCTGCGACTTTGCGTCGAAGTGAACCAGCAGTAGAGGTGATAGCGCCTCTGTTGTAGTGGGCTCGGAGAGATCCTCCGGGAAGATAGCGGCGACGTCGTGCTTTTTGTTGATGGTGATGAGGATCTTGCGGTCGGTGGGCGGCAATAAGACCGTGCCACGGATGAGGTGCTTGGTGGAATCCGAGTCATAGAGGTATACCGTGGTCTTAAGCAGCGTGAGGATGAACTTTTCCATCATTTTTCGGCTTCAGGGGCCAGTTTTGGTGCCTTTTTAGGGGAGGGAACCGGAGGCGGCACGACCACAGCGGCCAGCTTAACTTTGGCCTTTTCGATGTAATCTGGGCTTATATCGATGCCAATATAGCCCCTGGAGGCCTTTTTAGCGGCTATTGCGGTCGTTCCGGTGCCCAGGAAGGGGTCCAGGACGGTATCTCCGACGTAGGACAGGCCGTTGATACACCTGGCGGCCAGCTTCTCGGGGAACGGAGCCGGGTGGTCACTGCGGCGATTGGGAGCGAACTTCCACACCCCGCAGGCGAACTCACGGAACTCCTCTTTGGTTGTGGTGGACACGCCCTTGTTCTGTTTCTTCCACTGGTCCTTGTACAGGATCAGGATGCCCTCGAAGGGCGCGGAGACGTAGGGCGCCGAGGCGGACAGCCAGCTGCCCCACGCGGTGAGCTTGGTCAAGGTGACGTCATACCACAGTGCCATGGAGTGGTGCTTGAATCCCTGGGCCACGGCCCACTGGTTTATTGTCATGAGGGGTGCGGTCCGGAATTTAGATGTACCTAAACTTAAGTACATATTGATGCAGCAGCGACCGTCGGGCTTCATGACCCGAAGCAGCTGTCCGAGCCAGGCGCCGCACCAGCAGTAATAGTTGTCCCAGGTGCGCGCGTCGTCGTAGTTGTCGTACTTGATTCCGACGTTGTATGGAGGGCTGGTCACAATCAAATCTACTGAATTGTCAGGGATTAATTTCAGCTGCTCCATCACGTCACCGCACATCAGGGCTTCAAGCATAGCAACTCCTTATATCACAATTCTATCGACGGGGCGCTGGCCACCCAGTTCTGACTCAAGAACACTTTCTGGTAAACCTCGAGCATCATGAACTGCAGCAGCATCTGCTCAATGGATCCGGAATACCGGGGCGTGCTGGCCATGATGTACTGGTGAAACTTGTTGAGGGTGTACGCCGGCTTGAACGCCACGTTATAGCGCGCGGCCAGGAGATCTAGCAGCTGATCCGCGCGCGGCAACCACACGTGATCTGTGCGATCGAACGGGAGCTTGTAGACCACACCTACGCCCTGGGTGACCTTGTCGTAATAGAAGTCACCAAGCGCAGGCATCCAGGTCTTGCGGAATGTGCGGGCCCGGGCGCACATATAGATGTACTGCTTACCTTTGTCCATATTTTTCTTTGAGGCTGTGCTTCCACTCGCCGCGGACCCAGGTCTTCTTGGAGTGGCGTGCCATCCAGTATCGCACGTAAAGTTGCTCGATGGACGCATGCGGCTTGTAGCAGGAGAATTTAGCGAAGCGCAGCAGGAAGGTGGAGGTCCTGTGCTTCTGTGTGTGCATCATCGCCGGGATCTGGTCCTGCCGCGGCAGCCACACGTGCTCTCGCTTGGAGCCGCAGCACTCGGCATTGCGCAGGACCGTGCCGTCAAGCCAATGGGTGTTGCGCACCTGGGCGGGTGAGGCCGGCAGCAGGCAGGTGACAGAATGCTCCACGCGGCAGAAGATATAGTCCCAGGGCAGAGGAACCCAAGCGTCCTGGAGCTCATAGGCCGCGGTGCACATCTCGATGTAAACTTTGCTGGTATCCATTATTCCTTCTTGGCGTTCCAATCGATGGTCTCGGGAGCCTTCTCCTTCCCGGCCACGCGGTCAAGAATCCCCGAGAGCATCTTTAGGTTCGCACGCATCTGGGTTACGTCGGCCGCGTCGAGCCCCATCTTCATGTCCTTGAAGATGGAATCCATGTCGTTGAAGCGCCAGTATTCACCCACGTCGATGCCGAAGTGCCGTTTGATGGCAGCCTTGGCCGACATGATCTTCTTGCGCGACTCCCAGTTATTCTTGATGGCCTCTTCGGTGACGCGCACGCGATCAATAACCTTCTTGCTCCAGCTGACGTTATGGCCATGTGCCATCTTGCGGTTGGCTGCCGCCAGGTTCTCGGCCCGCACCCGGTACTTCTGCTCGCTGATGAGCAGGGCCAGGGCGTAGTGGAAGTCCGGCTCAAACTGCCGCACCTTGGGCGTCTTGATCGTGCGCCAGCCCTTTTCGCCGCGGACCATCCAGCCGGCTACGAAAGGGATATCCTCAATCGTGGCGACCCCTTTCTCAGGGGTGGCGAAGTAGAAGCGGGAGCAGTAAGGGAGGTAGGTCTGCCACTTGTCCGAACGGAGATCCGACAAGAAGTCAGGCCTGGACACCTTGATTTCGTAGATGGCGAAGTCCGGCCGGGAGTAGGACATGCGCACGCGCAGCGCGTCAGGGCACGGCCGGCGCTCCAGGAAGCGGCTGCCGGCGTACACCTCGCCGCAGATGTAGTCCGTGCCGTTCACGTTCTCACAGAGATCCGTGATGAGCCCGCCGTGGGTCCACCCGTTGGTGACCGCCTTCGCCTTCTTAATGGGCGGCTGATACTCCGGCTGGTAGTCGCGCGCGATGGCCATTAAAGTATGTGCGCCTCGGTGAATGCGTGGGTCAGCAGGATGTTGTATTTCTCATCGATCTTGGAGTTCTTGATCCGCTTGGTTATCGCGGCGAACTGCGCAGGGCTCGGCATCCACTTGTGCTCGACAGAGCCGACCTTCACGATCATGGTTTCACGCCCAGCTTTGGAGATGAACTCGTTCTTGATCTGGTAGGCCTCAATGACCTTATCCCGGCGCTCCAGGTCCGCGCGCAGCTTGATAACGGTCTGTGCCTGCTCGGCCAGGCCTTTATTCAGGTTGGCGATGTGCTTGTCACGGTCCTTGACCCATGAGTCACGGGCGCGGATCATCTGATCACGTACCGCTATGTCTTTGCGCAGTTTGGCCAATATTATGTTCTGGGGCATTTTCAGTTCTCCTTACCGAGGTCCGGCGTCGGTGTCATCCACCCACTGCCGTATGCTGAACAAAACGTAGCTGACATCCGCGGTGCGGATGAGCGCGCGGTCGCTGTCATGAAATCTCTTGGTCTTGATCTCCCGCTTCAGCGTGGCGCACCACCGCCTGAAGTCCGCCCCGTACTTCTTCTCGAGTTCTTCCTGGGTCATGCGGTCCTGGTCTTTGGCCCAGTCGCGAGTGATAATGACCTGGCAGTTTCGGTTGTCGCGCATCTCCAGGTCCGCCTTGAACTGGCACTTCCACCGGGGCGGGGGAGGTGGCGGCTTCACCGGCAGCAGCATAGGCTTCTCACCGCCGCGGGAGCCGACATTGAACAGCTCTGTGGGCTCCTGGAGCGGCTTGGTCTTGAAGCCGAAGAAGCGCTTGATGTTGGCGTAGCCGTTCGGATTGTCCGGGGCGCCGCCGGCCGCGGCCTGGGCCTTCTTGCCGAAGAACCCCAGCTGCATGAAGTTGAGGGAGGGGAAGTAGCTCACGGGAAGGTCCTGCGCAGCCCGGAGGCCGGCACGATCGTGAACTTGGCGGCGTAGTGGTAGATGACGATGTTGTGCGTGTCATCGACGCGCGCCTGCTTCAGCTCACGGATGAGGAAGGCCACCGACTCGGGGTCACCGATCCAGCCGGTCGCCGCGTCACCGATCTGGACGATCATGATCGGCCGGTTCTTTTCGTACTTGAAGGTGTATTTCTGGTTGAGGGTGTGGATGATCTTGTTGAGCTTGGAGATCTCGGCTTGAAGGGATTTCACTGATTTTTGAGTTGCCATGTTGTCCTTTAAATTCCGCGCGCCTTGTTGGCCAGGGTGATGGAGGCAGCTACCGCCTTCAGCCCGATCCAGCATTCGTGACAGATGTCCAGCTTGACCCACTGGTGAAGGAAGAAGTACTGAACCGAATCTACGACGCGGACTTTCTTTCGGCGACCGCCAATGACTTGACCGCACGCATCGCACTTGGTGATAGTTTCTTCCATAGGTCCTCCGTTCTTTCGCGGATTATTTTATCAAATGGTTTCGTAAAAGTCAACAAAATTCTGGGGTCTTGACTTTACTGTTCCGCGCTGGTATCATATCGGGGTTACAAAATCGTGACAATTTACCCATACGAGCATGACACAGCTATCGCAAAAACGCATAATCATCCCGATCTACTCCGAGGCTTCTGGTATACATGACGGGGTGTGGGGCTGCCGGCACATGCTGATACATATGCACCTCGCGACGTTTAAGGTGCTCACGGCCCGCCTGAACGACTTCAAATTCTACATGGCGACGAAGCGCCGCGGCCACCTGCGCATCACCATGATCACGCTCGACCTGGTCCCACATCCGAAGCTGGGCCTGGCGCTGCAGAAGGCGGAGAAGCCTCTCTATCTTTGCGCGCATTGCCGAACCCGGCTGCTGACAGTTGCCTGGCCTTCCCAGATCTCCCATATTCCCTCGCTTTAATGCGCGAAGCGCGCTGTCGCGAAATTTTTTTGTTTCACTATTATGTACATCAGTAGAGGAGTATCTTCGTGCACCAGCGTGAAAATATTTGTGCATCCCCTCCCCTCTTCCAGAACTAAAGCCCTACAGGCTTTAGTTCTTTAATTTACAACCATGCAGCTCCATTCTCTTTTCTAAGAGCATGGTTGTTAATTAGTGAAGTATGTGAGTGCCTATGGCACCCAGAGGCCAGCTGCCAGCGGCTTGGGGAGAACAGCCGGAGCGCCGCTGGCAGCAGACCGATCCGGGGTTGAAATACAGGTCAGGACTCGGGCTCACACCCTTGTCCATTCCCTCAAACACACGGAAGTGTGGTTCCGTGCCGCCCGATTTCCCAGGTTGGAGCCTGTTTTTGGACCGATAGGGTGGTCCTGGCGGCCCGCCACCAGCGGTTTGGTCCGATCCCCGGCCTTCCGGGCCTTGCGCTGCCCCGGGCCCTATTAGGCCCTTTTCCGCTAGATTCCGGCCCTTTTTGACGGAAATCAAGCAAAATTAGTGTTTATCTATCCATTTTGCTATAGTTTAACGCATATTCTGTAGTTGAACTGGGAAATACCTATGCCCGGCCCACCTACTAATTTGGGGGAAATTAGTACCAATTAGTACATGCCCCGGGCTTGCCGGCCCAGGTTGATGTATCAATTTCACACAAATTGATATGAACTGACACATGGCCTCGCTTGACAGACCCGGCCCAGTTTGATACAATGGTCGACATGCCCACACCTCTCGCCCGGGTTTTCGCGCGCAAGACTTCCTACTGCCCCACTGATGAGCACGCCTACTTCGATAAGCCCACCCCGGCCACCCCGTTCTACGACGAGGTTCATGTATCGTGCACTTTCACCTGGGACCGGGACCGCGCCCATGAATTGGCCAAGGCTTGGCTGACCCGCGCCCAGGTGGTGAAGATCGGGGGACCAGCATTCCTGTCGGCCGCGGACGATTTCATTCCCGGCCGGTACATGCGCCCCGGGATCGTGTTCACTTCCCGTGGCTGCCCCAACGCCTGCTCCTACTGCTTCGTCCCGCGCATTGAGGGTAAGTTCCGGGAGCTGCCCGAGATCGTGCCGGGCAACGTCATCCAGGACAACAACCTGATGGCGGCGTCCGATAAGCACTGGGGTAAGGTCATGGCGATGCTGGCGACCCAGCGGCAGATATGCCTGCGGGGCGGGATAGAGTCGCGCCGCCTCACCCAGTCCAGGGTAGCCGACCTGGCCAAGATCCGCAAGCGTATAGCTGAGATCTGGCTGGCCTGCGACCGGCCGGCAGACTACACGACCACCGCGGTGGCTATTCAGCGCCTGGCCGCATTCGGCTTTCCCCGGTGGAAGATCCGCTGCTACGTGATCATAGGCAAGAACGTGGTCGAGGAGGAGAACCGTCTTCAGGCCCTGTACCGCGCCGGCTGCCTGCCCTTCGCACAGCTGTATAAGTCCGACCCACCGGTGGAGTACGATAAAGCCTGGAAGAAGTTCCAGAACATGTGGTGCCGGCCGCCCAAGATGAAAGCGCACATGCGCGTGGCAGACCACCGCCCCAACAAGCTGCGGGACCCTGACAGATGAGCGATACACACCCCTGCTGCTGGACCTGCTTCCATAATCGCCCCGCCGGTACGGACGTGTTCCCAACCGCGTGCGGCTGGTGGATCTCAAAAGGCCTCGAAGAAAAAGCGCGGGTGGTTCCGCTCACGCTCATCCCGGCCGGATGTAAGAACTGGATCGTGGGCCCGCCCCTGGACCTGACGGTGCCTGCGGAAGAGCGGGACCAGGAATGATGAGCCCTGTACCTAATTTGACGGAAGCGATCTTCTTCGCAGTTGGCGGGACTGGCGTGGTGATTTACTGCGTCAAGCAGCTGTGGGGCGTTGAGCAAATTTTGCGGCGGCCGCAGTACAACATGCTCTGGGGTCCGGACAGATGAAATGGATCATAGGCAACATCACGTACTGGGCCGTCAGCTGGGTCCGCTGGCAGCTCCGCCGGGATAAGCGGCCGGGGTCCTGGTACTGGAGTTACCAGGCCAGCATCGGCATGATCATCTTCGACGAGTGCCGAAACCGCTCCTGGGTGCCCAAGAGCCTGACGCGGGATCAGCTGCATGATTTCTCCAACACCTGCGCGCGGACGTTCATGGACCAGTGGGTGGATAAGCTGAAGCCGGCCCAGGCGTATGTCGACAAGCTACAGGACCCTGACCGATGAGCTTCCACTGGTGTCGCGGCTGCGAGAAGCTGGACTACTGCGCCGGGCCGCCCTGTAGCGGGTACAAGCGGGTTTGGTACATGGTTATCCTCGACCGCATGCTGGCGCACCGGCAGTGGTATAGAAAATTTTGCGGCGGGGAGTGGATCCAGTACAACTGCCACCAGATGGTCGGGCCGCCGACCGGGCTGCGCTGGGGCCTGCAGACCGTGGTGTTCATCACCGGGAATATCTGGGTGAAGGACCGGGAGTACTGGCGCCCGGCGCGGAAGCCGGCGAATATGCTGAAGGACCCTGACAGATGACGCCGAAAACTAAGATCTTGTACTGCCACCGCTGTACGCGCACCGATATTTGTAACTCGGTCCCGGGACAGATCCTTCATTGCCACGCGTACGAGCGCCACTGGTTCCGCGAAAAGCTCGACATGATCTTCCACGACCACGAGTGGTATCGCCGCTGGGCCGGCGGCGCGTGGATCAGCTACTGGGTGGACGGGATTGGCGCCGCGCTGCATGAGCCAGTTGGCGGCACCATGTACCAGGGCGGAATCCCCGGGTACATGCACGCGGTCCGCTGGCAATATTATCCGCCGGCCCAGGTGCCGATTGTTAACAAACTCAAGGAGCCTGACAGATGAAATTATACTGCGACACACAGATGGGTTTACGCGCGGGGATACCGATCTGCCATTGCTACAGCTGCCGCAATCCGGAATGCGACTTATCCGGTAATCCCCAGGAGCTGGTCCACTGCAGCTATTACCGGGATTCCGACGGTGTGCGCAAGGCCAACGGCATGCCACCGGGCACCTGCGGGAACTGCGGGAAGACGTGCCGGGCGTGCTCCGCGGAACACTGTACCAACCGGGCGTACTGTCAGAACCCGGCCGGGATGCAGCCATATTGCCCGGAGTACCACAACGGATGTAACCACATACGCTTGCTTAACGGTCACACGATCTGCGAAGATTACGACACCCACTGCAGGAAGAAACCATGAACATCCTCCCACCACCTTCACGGGAATCCGGCCGCCGGCTAGGGAACGCCATGCTGCGGCCCGTCCTCGAGGCCAAGTTCTGCGAGGCGGTCAGCAAGGCCATCGACAGTAAAGACGACAGCCGGGAATGCCAGAAGTGGATCAAGCTGGGCCGGATGTACCGGCGTATAATGAGAGATATCGAGGCGGCCGATCAATGAAATGGGTCAACCAGCCGGAGGGCATACCCTGGCATGACGCGCCGCGGCCGCCCGTGGTTTTCCGCCTGGGACGGCAGCCGTACCTGTACTGGGGCTGGAAGAACAATATCACCGCGGCGCTCGCCTGCCTCCCAGAAGACCAGAAAGGTAAGCTGCGGTTTATCCGCAAGGCGATTCAGTACGCTCGGATGTCCAAGGATCTTGGGGCGCCGGATTTATGACCGCTGAGGAAGCCCTCAAGGAGATGCGGGACATGTGCAATAAATGCCCCGGCGCCACATACGTGCCCGAGCCTGGCGATGTGCCGCACTGCGGCTTCACCTGCGAATCGACCATTGGCTACGAGGATATTATTGAGACCGCGCGCAACCGCCGCGCAAAATTAAAATACATGTTCGAAGGAGCAGACCAATGACAGACCCAACGCAACCTACCCTGGGCAGCCCCGCCGGCAATGGCGCGGTAACCGGTGCGACCGGGAATCCCGGGCACACTTACGAGGTGTGCAGCAAGCAGGACATGCAGTTCTGGATGAAGCCGATCCGGCATTGTCTGCGCTGCCGGTTCACAGAGTGCTCGATGATGGGGGTCCACCGCGAGGTGCACTGCGCTTTTTATGAGTGAAGAAGCCTTCAACAAGATCTGCGATGAGAACCGGCTGGGTGGGAGCTGGCAGGCTACCTTCCGGGTCCGTTACGCCATGACGATGCCTAATCTTCAGCGGATGCGCTATGAGGCCCTTATCCACCAGATGGAGGCCAAGACCCCCAGGGAGGCCAGAAGCTACCAGGTGTGGGGCCGCTGCCTCGGGAAGCAGATTTCGACCATGGAGGCGGTTTATGAGCGATTGCGCAAACTGTAACCCGGGCATTGCGTGCGTACATTTAAACAAGGGCGGAGGGCCCCAATCCTGCCCGTGGTGGGCTCCGAAGCCGGCTGGTGAGGCTCCCATGCCCCGGGGCTCCGTGATGATGCTCACGATCACCGCGTGCGACAACGAGGGTTTTATACATACAACGATGACTTTGCGCCTGGTGATGAAGTATACCCGCGAAGCTGGGGTCCTGTACGAGGAGTGGACCAGCCCCGATTTTCCCCTGCCGCAGCCGATGATCTCGGAGATCCTCACGTTCCTGGAGCAGCATGTCTGCGCCCCGGTGTCCCAGGATCGGGCCATAACCAAGGCCGAGATCCCGGCCAGCTTGATCAGCCGGCTCATGGGGCCGGCGTGGATGTCACAGTTCCGGCAGATCGCGGCGGGTACGCAGGCGCCCACTAAGCTCGTCACCAAGGAACCTACGTTTCTTGAGGGCCTGAAAATAATCGACAAGGCCGTAGAGCCGGCGGAGCCGGTATCCCATCCGGAGCCCAGCAGGGCCATGGAGATCGAGGTAGCCGAGGGCGTGTGGATTAACTCCGCCGATCTCCCACCAAGTCTCCGTCCGAAAAATAAACCAACCAGGTAACTAGCTACTAGACAATCAGTCACTTAGAGGGCCGGGGAAACCCGGCCTTCTGATTGTAATGTCATATAATATAGTTATAGCCAACTACGCGGGCGGACAGATCAGTTTCTAGTAGCGAAATTTTGAAAAGGGCACTAGGTCTCCCGCGGCCGGAACGGCGGGTACTAGCCGTTCCAAAACCGAATGTAATTATAATATCTATAAGGTTATGTTTATAACGTGCTATTCCCAGAAAAACAGAAGCGTTTCTAGTACCGAGGTCCAGTAATTCCCTCGCGCGCGTGCGAATACGCGCCCGCGTAAGCGCGTAACGCGTATATAAGTATAAATAAGGGTTATTTTGCGTAGCTGATAGGATCTTCGCGGGTATACCCCGCAGGGTATATTATCGCCTAAAAACGTGAAAAAACAGCTATTTTAGGGTCTTTTTTCGTGAAAAAGGGTCATTTTGGGGTGTTTTAGGCCCTAACGGGTATACTGTCCCCAAGATCCGGGCTTAAGCGCCGGCGGGCCGGCGCGGGGCCGGTGACTACTCCCAGCCGGCGCGGCCGCCGGCTCCCCGGGGATCTCCCCAGGCCATGGCGTCACGTACGGGGCGATCTTCTCGGACTAGTGAGGGGTGGCGTCGGGACGCCACCGGGCTGCCTACTAGGTGCGCGGGGCCCACGGCGGGGTTACGGAAGCGATAGGCGGGGTAGTAGGGAGTGTAGTAGACTGGGTGGTGGCGGGTCTCATAGGCGGGCGGAGTAGTCGGAAAAGTGGGTAAAAAATTGTGCGGTAATTCGAGGGGACCCCCCAGGCGCCTGGGCGCTACGCTGCGGTTATTTCTTATAATTATTTTATTATTTAAAATTTATAAAAAAATAAAAATAAAAATATTTAATGCGGCGGGCGGCTGAGTTACTAACAAGTTAGGCGGTTGCCTTACTATGTAGCGTGGCTAGTGGCTAGCCCGCTAGCCCATAGGGGCATAGGCTATAGGGGCATAGGCCCGCTAGCCTATAGGCTATAGGTAGTTACTAACAGGTAAGGCGGTTGCCCTATAGTGTAGCAAGCATTAGCAGTTAGTAGATAGTTACTAACAACATAGGCGGTTGCCTTATAGTGTAGCAAGCAAGCATTAGTTAGTAGATAGTCTGGGAGGCTATATGATAGGTAAGGTAATAGGTACAGTGATGTCTGCTGAAGCCTTCGCCAAAGCTTTCGTTAGAGTGCCGCCGAAGAAAGCCCCTGCTGTTACCACGCAGAGCGTGGAGGAGGCTGTCATCGCTAGCATTAAGGCTACTAACAAGAGGCCCCCGGCGAAGCATAACTATGCCAAGATGCTTAACAACGCCTATGAGCGTGGAGAGCATGGCATAAGCAAGCGCTACAGTGCGCCCCGCGTCTTCCGCTTCCACGTCATAGGACTGTTAGCGCGCAGACTGCCTATGCTATAGGCTATGGCCCGGCGAGATACCGGGACAATTTGCCGCATAAATCCTTACCACCACAGCACCCGCAAGGGTGTCTTAGTTGGGAGGTCATTGGCAAAGGGAGGTAGTGATATGAGCATAATCGGGAAGATACTGTCCGCAGAGCAGTTCAAGTCGCAGTTCACGGTCAAGACGAAGGGCGTCCGCGAGGGTGCCTACGCTGACCTGCTGGTGAAGCTGGCCGCGCTGGACGTGGGCGCGGTGTACGTGGCCACCCCCGAGGATATCTCGGCGGGGCTGGGCAAGGCCATGCCGAAGCACTTCAAGGCGAACATGAGGAAGCGCCTGCTGGAGAAGTTCGGGAAGGGCGCGTACGAGATGGTGGAGGCGACCGCGACGGGCGACACGAAGGTGACGTACGCCTTCATCAAGCTCCCCGTGCCGGAGCCCGAGAAAGCCTGATACCGATACGGGCGGTGGGGGTGGCGCTAGTGATGGGCCACCCATACCCGTAACCATTTATGAAACAGCGCCGTTGAAGACAAGCTCGGTATTGCGAGAGTCCGGTAGTCCCTTCCACTGGTTGGGATACTGCCTTGGGCATCAGTACTCCGGTATGCGAGTAGACAACCGAACGTGGTTAAACGAATGGCCGGATATCCGGTCACGGTCCTGGCGGTTACGTGCCAGCACCAACACGAGCTTCGGCCCAGCTCATTAATAAAATGGCTAGTCGAACTACAAGCACGACTGTAACCTGCGTGTACCAAGCTCCTGGAATGGAGCATGGATTTTGTGGCCGTGGTCCGCAGGAGGACTGGGATGATAGCCCCAGAGCGGTTCGAGCCCGCTGCCGGCCACCTTGAT